CTTGCTGTATCTCTTACGCAGTTCCAGTATTTTTTCCAACAATTTGTCCATGCTTGTGATACTCAAATTGTTGTAGGTGCATATGAAGGTTATGCTGTTGCGCTTGGGTATCCTATCTAGGAACTCCTCCACATTGTCCATCATGTAGTTGAAATCCAGTCCATGCCTTATGTATTCGGCACGTTTACCAAAGGCGTCCACACTGACGAACTGCATCATGTGTTCCACCTTCTCCTCCATGCAGATGTTCTGTGCCATGTTGAAATACTTGGTCTTCAACTTCTTGTCGGCCGGACACATGTTGGATGTGACGTTGAGGTGTAGGTCCTGTTTGGGATGGTCCATTATGTACTGTAGCACTCGGTAGGTGTTGTGATCCATCATGGGCTCCCCTCCGGTCATCCGGAAGTGCTTGAGGTTCTTGTAAAGCTCAGGCCACCAACGCCAGAAGGCATCAACGTATGGGTTTTCCTCCCTGTTGGGTATGGGACTCCTGCGACCCTGGAAGTGCTCGGGTGCGTTGTGTGGTGGGGTGGTAGGGTATTCCCCGTAACGTTCTGTCTCTTGTGCCCAGGTTGTGGAGAACTGCGGCGAACAGTAACTACACTTGAAGTTACAAGCGTGGTTGAAGTTTACCTCCACGTACCTGGGCATCCATGTCTCTGACAATGGATTCTGTAATATCGTCTCGAAGTCCTGCATGGCCCATGGCTCTCCGGAACGATAGTGCCTGTCTGACATCTCTCCGGTCTTCTCTATATTCCAACAGTATGAACATCCTTGTGGTTTTTCTCCACGCAACATCTGTTGCCTCTGATACATTTTCTCATTGGTGTTGTGAAGTGCGGCGGGATTGTCTTTCAGTTTCGTCGCGTCAATCTCGTGAAGAGGTGGATGATAGCAACTGTTCGTTAGACCTGTGGGTAGATGTAGACTGACCTGATTCCATTTGGCCAAGCACATGGTCGGCGATACTCCTTCCAGTTTCTCCCTGGCCCTCAGCGCGTCTCTTTTATAATCACTAGTACTCACGATCTTGAACTCCCTTGTTGATGTGTTGTGGCATCACGAAACGATAGAACCTGCTATCGGCCTCATCGTAGTCCGCTATGGGCATGTCCAACTGCTGTCGCAGGCTGTTGCCCCACATTTCTAACTCACGGTCAACGTTGGCTGGTTGTACGGTGCTGTGGAAGTAGTCGGCCATACCTTCCAGATCACTGACGTCGAACTCGTAGTTGTCATGATCCACCACGGTGTAGAAACTGCCCATCCTGGCCCCCAGCATGGCGAACTTGCCGTTCTCTACATCGGCACCTATGGTACACCAAGTCGTGAGTATCCTTAGATTGGTTGGCCAGATGTTTTTGAATTCGAGTGGAGGTATCGGCACCCCTTTGTTGGTACACATCTTGACACCTTCCCTGAAGCCCGCTATGAAGGCCTGTTGTGGTGTTGTGTTTATTATGGTCTGCGAATAGCAGTTGTGTAGATTCTCATGTGGAACTCCCCAGCAGAAGTCCATCCTGTTCTCTTCTGTCTCTGCGTTCTCGTGTGTCTTCATCGTCAGACAGGTCTCCTTGTCCCAACCCACTAGTCCACCGTTGCCGTACACCAATCCGTTGATGTTGTTCTTGGCCCTCCACCTGTGTACAGCCTTCCTGTTGGTCTTTGTCCAGTTCAGGGTCTGTAAAAGGAAACTTTCGTCTATGACGTTGTCACCGTCAACGCTGATGAAGAAGTCAGTCTCCGACAGTTCCGCCGCGGCCTTGTGTGCTGAGTCGAATCCAACGACACCGTCCACACGCTTGGCCCAAGGCACCTTGTTCTTGAGGTCAGCCCAGTTCTCCTCTTTGTTGGGTTCCTTGAAACTGATGTACACAAAGTCCAGGTCGCTTACTCGTACTCTATCTGCCATGTTTCTCCATTTTCTTTCACTGCGTTGGGCCAATGAATGTCACCCCGCTCAAAACTGTATCCCTTGTCCGCTGTCTTCAAAACGCTGTATCGCACTTTCCTTACGGCTGGTTTCCTGAGGGTGATTCCAGATTTTGATAAAATATAATTTTGTTCGCCATTTTTTAGAACCTCAAGTTTTTTTTCAAGACTAACCTCAAACTGGGTGCCTTCTATGGTCACGAAATGTTTTTTCTCCCGCGGCTGTTGTAGATCTTGGAATGCTTTAAGAAATTCTGACATTCATCTCCTTGTCAAAGTAATGCCATACCCTAGAGACGCGCTTATCTCCTAGGTAATAGGCGTTATTGTGCCTGTTTGGGAAAAGGTAATTGTTCTGATCCTTGCATTTGTCAAGACCGTTCACAGAAGGTTTGTGGTGCAGGAACTTGAACCATTCGTAGTCTATCAGACTTTTATCTGTGGGGTCAGCTATCCTGTGAGCCAGTGCGAATACCACATCTGTGCTGGGATATACGTCATGGCAATTTATCAGCATATTTTTTTTGACTTCGTTCCAGTTTTCAGTGACCTGCCTCGCTATGTCAAAGAACTGCCGGGCACGTTTACTTTTCCTGAAATACATGAGTCCATTGTATATGTTTGGTAGGCAGTTACGTAAAAATAATTTCCTGTACGGTGTGCGAGTGATTATGCTGTCCTTGTAATTCCTACAGTCAACGCTGAAGACTAGATCGTGTTGCCACAGATGATTCCACCACCAGTCTGTGTTCGTTGTCCACAGCATGTCACTCTCTAACTTTATCGTGTGTGTGAAAGGCGTCATGTAAAACGCCTTGTGTTCATTGGCCCATTTGGTCTTGTGTTCTGCACTGTCATCTTCTTTGAGCACTTTGACAACGTCAACCGAGCGATGCTGGAACTTGCTTCTCTCATCGGTTACCACACAGATTTTGTTTTCCCTGTTCCACAATTTTATGCTCTCGGCCAATTTGATGCTTAACTCCACGTAGTCAGTCGTGTCGTTGTTCTGTGCGAACCATAGGAAACCCCTAGACATTGGCCAACTCCTTGTTCAGCACGTGGACGTCCTGATTTTCCGTGTAATTGATCTGATCGTTGTACTGCCAAACGATCCCTGTTTCGTTTACCTGCAGAATGTTGCAGTCAGGTGGCAACGTCGGCAGAGCCATGGGCAGGGTGTCATAGGTGATGAAACCATTGGCCTGTTCCAAAGCAATGGCGAATGCGTAATCGTTCCTGAACTGTTTGTCATATATCCTGTACAACTCCAAGAAGTAAGCGTAATAATCTTTCACATACTTCAGGGTGTCAAATATACGTTTCGCCTTCTTGCCTTTGCGGAACACAAACACAGTGGCCCACACCATGTCTATCATGCTCCACTGCCTTTGATTGAAACTGTTCCTGTTGGTCAGGTCGAGTGCTGATTTGCTGATAAGGAAATCATAACACGTGTCCATACACTGCCGTAGGTCGTCAGTGAATGGTAGGTAGTCAATGTCCATCACTAGAGTCGTGTCATAGGGCGAAAGTTCATAAGACAGGTGCCTGTCCACGTTGCGCCATTCCTTGCCCATCTTTGTGTTGCCCAGTTCAGGTTCGATGAACTTGTAATTTATGAATCCCAAAGGTTTAATTTTCTTGAATGTGCTGAAGTTTGTCACGACGGTGATCTCTAACTGTAGATTTTTTTTGATCAGATGCACACAACGTTCAAGTATCTTGTGATACTGAACTTGTGCTGTGTCAAAACAAAATAGCAATACGCCCTTGGTCATCAACCACCTCTCTTTGCAAACGTCTTAGACATTTGATGATACGAACTAATTGCCTCCTGGTTTCTCTCTATGAGTTTCTGTAAAAAATCTTTAGGATCAACAATCTCCACAGGATTCTGGTTTGTGTCCAACACAAAGAACTTGTCATTGGTCTCCAGCAGTGTCCTCACCAAGCAGATGGTTTCGGCATCCGCACGGAATATGTGTTCGTTGTATACCACTATGAGTCGTGAGTGTGCCTTCTCCAAGGCGTTGCGCTTGGCAACGGCTATATCATAAGAGAGGTCAGATTGTTTTTTTAGTTCGCCAATATCCATACCACAATTATACAATAATTATGGTGTAGAATCAACCTGGTAAAATTATTACGATGCTGAGTTTGAAACTTCCGCGTTCGAGCTTGACTGTATGTTCGCGCTCAACCCTTCACCGTTGGTAGGATAAACTTCGATCAGTGCCAGTGTCATCCTTGGAGCCTCGTTGGGGTTGGCCGGCACACCTGACGTGTTACCAGATGTGTAAGTGGCGTCGTCCGCTGGGTCAGTGGCTATCATCTTGATCGTCACTGTCACTGCCGTTCCCACTGCCGCGTCCAGTTTGGCCTGTATCTCAACCGTGTTTGACGTGTAGCCTGAGTTGTCAGAGGTCAATAGAATTAATGTAGTGTAAGAAGTTGTCAAGTCATGGAATCCGTTGGCCAGACCATCCGTGGTCAAGGTCTCGCCCGATCCAGATCTGGTGGTCGATTGTGCACCTAGGTCCAGGTTACCAATCGCAACCGTTGTAAGGTCATTGAACACGTCATCCTTCGAACCGTCAATGCCTGTAACACAAGAAGGATCGATCCTGATCTTGCCGCCTGCGTTGAAGAAGTGCCTCATCTGGTCCGCTGATGCGAATGTCACTGATCTCTCGATGGTAGAACTAGTGTTCCATGTTGCCGCGTTGGTCGATGATCCCACAGCGTTGGTGCCCAGTGCCGTTGCGTTTGGTGATCCCGCCGCAACCGAAGCCGCCAGTGTGGCCAGGTCCGCTTCCACCGCCGCCCTGATGGCTATGGTGTCTCCCGCTGACACCTGTTCTCTCGAAGTCAGTGTGTCGTTGGTGTGGTTACCGATGTTTGCCATTCCTGTGAATAATGTGTTCCAATGTGATGCAGTGATCGTGTCACCTGCCGTTACTGTTGGTATGTGTGTCTGTCCAAGACCATATACCCCTGATCCTGTGCCCGCGAAATGGTTGTATCCGTACGGTGAACTTGAACTGTTCACGAACGTGTTGTATTGATCATCTAAAATTGTGTCCCCTGCTTGGTATGCCATCTTTGTATACTCCTTAGTATTCTATATAAATCATAATTTATTTTACTCCAATAACACACTCAGCGAGTTGTGTTTCTTCGTTATATTTAGTTTTAATCAGCCTTCCCAGCACGTTAAAATGGTTACATTCGTCTAGATTCGCCACTTTTGCCTCACCATTTCCCGCAGACACTATTCTATCACCTGCTTTTCCTTGTCCTTTTATTTTGACCATGACCCTGCCTTTCAGTGCTATCATAGGGTGTGTTTCGTTGTTGCCGGCCTGGGCATTCATCAGGAATGCCGGAGATTCAGATACCACACCAAAAACAGCATCATCCAGTTCCTTCTCGCATTTGGTAATTTCAGCGTGTCCACCTAGTATCACCACATCTCCTACCGTCAGTTCACAGTCGGCCTCGTAACGCTCGGCTAGGTCGGCGTATTGCGCCGAAGTTGAAACAGCGTGTACCACGTTGGCCCTGATGTCCACCAATGTGGCCGCACCCAGTTCGGTGTCCGCTCCAGATTTGAATGCTGTCCAGGCACCTCCCGCGTTGCCATATATGGTGGTACCATCGTCGGCGAAAGTCTCGTCCCAGACCCAGAAGAGATCCTGTTCAGTGACGCTGGATGTCTCGCCCCTGTTTACCTTGAGTCCCGAGTAGTTGGGCATTCCCGCCGCGCTTGAAACGTTCCTGTTCAGTTCTATGATGTTGTCTTCCACAGTCAGTGTTGACGTGTTGCTTGTGACGGTGTCTCCGTCTATGGTCAGGTTTCCTGTGACCCTAAAGTTTCCTGATACATCTATGTTTCCTGTTGACCCTGTCATTGTCATCACTGTCTTAGTGACTCCACCGTCATTAACTTTGAAACTGATGTCTCCGTCTTCGGTCACATTGGATATGGAGAAGTTGTCACCCGACATGGTCATCTCTATGTCGTTGCTGGCCCCGATCCTCAGTCCGTTGTCGTTCTGTATCTCCAGGTGTCCTGTGGTCGAATCGTTCTGATCCGATCTCAAGAAGTTGGCCACTGCAACGCCGCCTAGTGCATCCGAGTCCGTCGCCGTTCCCCTGAACTTGGCGTTTGAGACCGTGCTTGAAAGTTGTATTCCCTGTGCCACCGTAGCGAAGCCGGCCGCCGTCAATGCCACCGCGTTCGCTTCTGTTGTGCTAGGTGTGAAAGCGAGATTTGATATCACTCCAACCACAGTATCTTGCGTGACTAATTTTAGAATAGATCTGAAAACCCCTGTGTTGTCTTGTACCACCTCTGTCACAACCTGTGTGACACCAGAGCCCGCTATGGTAGTCGGGCCTATCAAGGTCCATGCTGATCCTGTGTAGACATATAACTGGTTGTTGTTGGTGTCGAACCATAGGTCACCCTGCACAGCATTGGCGGGTGAAGTTGCAGAGTTCGTTGTGGAACCCACTGGTTTCCATTTGGCCCCAGTGTACACATTGATCTGTTTGTTGGTCTGATCGAACCACAACTGTCCCTGTATCTTGTTAGCGGGTGCAGATGTGTTGTTGAAGTTCTCTAGTACCTTGACGAAGTTCTCGTTCAGTCGTTCACCGAATCCAGCGTAGCCCTTGCCGAACAGCGTGAGGTCCGTTGTGGCGGTGTCTATGGTGCCGTCAGGCAGTGTGACCAGCAGAGTACCGAATGTGTTGTTGATTTTGTACGCCATATAAGGGTATTTATGCTTGAATCAAAGGCTTTGTGTACCTGCTAAACGGAGTGTAATACCCCTCCAATCTGTTGTTGTAATGGGGGTCTCGCTTCATCAGATGCAGGGTCAAACCAATTTTATAATTGCAACCGTGCTTACGGTAGTCCGCGGGTGCGTGGAGCACACTGGCATCATGTATGATGGCGCACTTGGGTCTCCAGGGCAGTATCTTCTCTATGCTCAGCCCCTCGTAGATGCTCATGGGTATGTGCGCGGGCATTATGTCCTCTAAGATCTGTTGGTCACGGGCATTGTGTTCCAGGTTCTCCACACCGTACTCGGCATATGTTTGATGACGTACAACATTGGCGTAGTTGGCGAAACTGCCTATGTCCCTGCCCCTCATGAAATGCGTGGCCCTGCCACGATAACGCTGATTGAATGTCACATATTCGGACACAGAGATCCTGTCCAACTCCACCGGTATTATGATGTCCTTGTAGGGACGGTATCCGGTGAGGTGTGTCACAGCGTCGGTGTGCAGTCCATATGGCTTGATGGACTTGAAGAACTGGTCGCCCACGCTTATAGGATCTGACTGTGCCACGTCACTGTAGAACACCACGTCATCGCCGAAGTGCTCATATATCTTGGGTCTCACTATGTCCGATATCTCGGCTATCAGCATAGGGTACGTGATGTGTAGCACGTGATCGTTGATAGTATGACCTACTGTGTCAAAATTATTCCTAAAAAACGATGCCAATGTTTCACATTCGTGATCGGTGACGAAATCATTGACCACGTATGATTCGTCATTTTGGTCTTCGAACAAAGTCGTGTTTGGATCGTGGATGACATCCATTGCCTTCAGTTCTTCCTGTGTGAATGGTCTATCTGTTTTGTATTTCATCTGGTATCCTCTCTATAATCTCTTGCCATGGATGACGTATGCAGAATTTTAACATAAGTCTATCGTAGTTTACCGGTTCCACCCAATGTCTCAGTTTGCCATTTTCCAACAAAACACACTCGTAAGGTACTTGCTGGTCCTCCACTACCATCACCGGTTGCTTGTCAAACAGATTTATTTGTATGCTTGTCATGTCGTCCTCGTCCACGTGCGGAGGCACATTGTTATTAGCGAAAAGATAGGCGAAACGAGGATAGGTATTCATCCCCCATATACCAAGATCCTGCTCCACTTCCTTTGTGAGGTGTCTTATTTCCGATCCGTCTTTCAGATATACCTTCCACCATGATAATTTCGGTTCGAACTTCTTCCACTGATACCATTCACCACGTTGATGTATGTCATAGAATATCTTTCTGTACTTCTCTTTGTCTATTTTGTAATTAAGATGGATCAAGTTCATATGCATTATTGCCTTTGAAAAAGTTCAGACATTTGAAAAATTCTATGCAGTCTTCGATGTCTTCCTCGAACGATATGTTAAGATTTATGCGTTTTTTATCGTTGTTAAAGACCGCGTGCCTGACCTGTGTGTTCAGGAAAATAGGTTTTGAAGTTTTGTTATTTTCAAAACTGCATGGAGCGTAGTCCTCACTCAGAGGATAGACCAGGGCGGTGTTTCTTTTACCACCATCTGTATGCCATTCCTGCACGGCATTGGGACGAATCATCAGAAGGTAGCAGTTCCTGCCATGGAACGTCATGTTCAGATCATGGAAGTTAAGAACAGTTGGTTTTCCGGTCCTCGTGGATTTGTGTGTGATCCACTCCTCATCTTTGAGACCCATTCCTATCCTGAGCAGTCTTCCTTTTACTTCAGGATCTAGAAATTCTGGCAACTCGTAATGACTTAGACCACTAGACATCATTGTTACCCCTCTCCATCATTTTCTTGTACGATCTTTCAATTATCTGTGCGGGTACCTTCCCACTGTATATAATGTGTAATCTCTGTTCACTGCTATTGTTCTCTACCCAGTGTTTATCATAGAGATTCATCATGTTGACCGGATTAGAATCAAAATCGATGATGCCTGCCCTCTCGTTATGAAAATAACATCCACTGGGATTGGTTATGGCGATGTTAGCTCCGTGTAGATTGCTATACCGACTATCCCTATGAACCGCAATCCTTCCTCCTGGTTCCAATAGGCTGAAATAGATCCTACCTACGAAGTGGTCTTCTCCAAAGATGTCCTTGAACCACTGTACAGTGACCGGACACTCATTAGCCACGTCCTTCCAGACGTGTCTGTCTTTGCTGACAAACCCATTTTCGTCTGAGCTAACCGAAGTTTCGACCAATACCGGAGCGTAAAGTTCAAGGCTATTCCACCCTACGAATCTGGGATCGATCGATCCGTCTGTTTTACGGTGAGGTGATGCTTGATGCTTGACCGTTTCCCACTCCTTGAAGATCTTTTCCTTTGGAACTTCTATGTCGAGGGGCAAGTGGCTGATACCACTTTTAAAGGTTATCCACTCTGCATCCATGTTTAAATTACCAGGCATCTTTGTAATCCTCTGATACTATTTGTTGGAAACTTGGTATCATGCCATTTGGCATCAAATCTCGCGGCCAGCCAATCGTCATCGTAGAACGACCATAACCACTTATCCGTCTTGATGTAGAACACATCATGATTTGCTATGTCTTCCCACATGTTTGGTTCAAGGTTCTTCCATGTGCATATGGCATCGTAGGCAGGGCGGAATCTATTGGAGTAATATGTGAGCAGTACCTGATCACAGTGCTCCTTCAAGACATCTATTATGTCTCGGGTCTCATCAAAAGTGAAATGCGTGAACACAGAAAAGGCAACACACACATCGTAATGATTCTTTATTGTTGGCACCAGTTCTTGGCCATTGGGATTATACATGTGATTGTATCCGTCGTAGTGTTCAAACTTGTACTGTGGCAATCGGAATTTATTCTTGTTTATGACCGCTAGGTCTATGTCCATTCCTGTGTAATTGCCATGTGGTTCAAAACTGACAAAGTTTGCCTCACCACACCCAAAATCCAACACACTCTTGCCTTCGAACTGAGTGAATTGCTCAAAATATTTCCTTATCTGTCCCCTACCCCAGTACCTGCCAGACAGGTCCGTCTCACCATTTGACATGTAAAGATAGTTTGCCTGTAGCCCAGGTTCAGTCATTGGTCTCCTTTATGGCGACACCGCCCAGGAACATGTGATCCATCCAGAATGGTTGTATCAAGTGAAATCCTGCATCACTCAACATCTGATTGATTTCCTTCCAGGTGTTGGGTTTCAACATGCTACGCAATTTCTTTTCTTTTTCCAAAATCTCGTCGGAAGTAAAATGGTTAGATTTATAATCGTAGTAGTTGAATGTGAGCATTTCCTGGAATCTCGCATCACTGCACACGATCTTTTCTGCAAAGATAAAACATCCTCCCTTGTTCAAACCTTTGTATATCTTTTCGATCATTGATGCTCTGTCCTTGACTGGCAGGAACTGTAGTGTGAAAAGTGATGTGACCAATGAACAGTTTGTGAATTTGTAATCCCGTATGTCGCCCTGTATGAAGGACAATCTAATACTTGGTTGTTTTTTGGAAACCAATTGCTTTGACTTGTCTAGGGCCTGTGAAAATTTTTTTTCTATTTCGACCCCCACGTATTCGCAATTGATCCCGTTCTTGGCAACGATGCCTTGGAGTAATTTGCCAGTGGAACAACCTATGTCCACCACTGTGGTGTTTTGATCAACGAAATACTGTGACAGATTGATAACATCCTGCAGTAGATTATCGTAACCACGTATGGATTTCTTTATGTGTTCGTCGAACTTCTCCGCTTCGCCGTGTCCAAATGTGAACTCGTGGTTCATGTTGTTTCCCCTTCGAGATGACTTACTAAGTCATTGTATTCCAACGAGTGCACCTGATTATGATGTCCATACTTCTGCATCAAGATAGTTCTACACTTAAAGTCTAGGTCCATGATCCTTTCGAACCCGGTTTGCTTACGTTCCTGCACGATATTAGGGAATCCTTCCTCATAAATTTTTTTCTTACTGAGCTCTACGTCTATTTCTCCCCATTCACCACACTCGGCTAAGTGTTTGGTCCATGGGTGCTTTAAAAATGATAACAGAATTTCGGGTGTGTATATGAAGAATCCAGGCACTGCTGGTTTCTGTTTTAACATTGGATAACGAAAAATTGACATGTGTCTTTCATTTCTTTTGACGTACCAAGGCACTTTTGGATACTCCTTTATTTCGTTTTCAATTACTGTCATGGTCTTTAGATCCCACCTCCAGTATTTTGAAAAATCTCTGTGTACTACATTTGTGTTATAACCTAGTACGGGAACTCCTTCGACCTGATCATATAACCATAAGAATAAAAGCATCTGAGGTGTGGGACAACTTGACAAGTCTGCATACTCAAATGCTTTAGATTCCAAAAACTCTGCAACATCTAGTTTATGTGTGATTGGTTTTATTCCGTTTGTATCACAAAACTTATATGCGCATCCAACATCTTGCACGTTGAGATTATTTTCAAATTCTACCACGTTTACATTGACCGGTATGTTTTGTTCTATGAAACTCCTCAACATGACTTCGCTGTCTGAACCTCCACTGTACAGCACGTCAACAGGCAACGATAGAGCATCTACCTTGTCTTTTATCAGTCTGGCAACCTTAAAACATTCTTCTTTAAACGTTCCAACATTCCTTGATGTGGTTCCGTATCCTGCCCAAAACTTGTCATCCTCGTTTTGCCTAGTGTTGTATTCTAGACCGTTGTACCCAAATTTGAAGTGGTTATTTTCTGTGTATTCGAACATCACGTTAACTCCTCGAACCCAATGTCATGTATTCCCATATGGAACACTATCCTCTCCTTGGACGGGGATTTTACGCCATGTGGTTTCTTGGTGTTCAACACCACCATGGAATCATATAGTATGCTGTCTTTATCAGTGCCGTCATCGAAATACAACTCTCCAGTGTTTTCTGTTATGGGAATCACGAACGAACACTTGCTCTTTTTATCAACGTGTATCGGCAACTCTCCACCGGCCAGTACCCTGAAGAAATTACATCTAAATTCCCTGGGCCTGATTCCAAACTCATTCCATATATTTTTTATCAGCCTCAACAACTTGCGATCGAAATCGTGTATCTCCTGTACATAGAACTTGTTCATCTCCTTTCCTCCCGTCGCCTCGTTCACGTACTCGGAATACAACTGGTTGCTGTCTTCCCACTTGCCGTTGAAATAGCCGTCCCAGAAGTCGATCGGTACCTTGTAATCGGTCTCGATAAAGAAATTCTTATGCCAGTTCTTTTGTATATGCCTTGTCATAATCAAATGCTATCCTGTGGAGTAATCTATTTTGCATTCCATCAAAACTCCATCGTTTGTGTATGCTTAACCATTGCTCGGATATGACTAGATCATTGTCTTGCCACGCATGATGGTAAATGTACTTTTCCTTTGTACAATGCTCCTTAAGGAAATTGTGTAATTCCTGCCATTCCTCTTTCGTTGCTCCTTCTACTATATCATACACTTGTTGGAAAGGAAAGTAAAGTCCTTTCTTACCTTCCTTGTTCGTATGCACGATACTAATAGGATTTTCGTAATTTATTTTTTCCTTCGCCACTGCCATGTTGCTGAAAGAACCAACTTTATAACCAGATGCATATTTTATGGTTTGCAATTTCTGTTTCACATTGTCTGAGAGATCATTGTAAGCCATCTCTTGATTAATCCAACTTGTGCGTGATCCTGCACTACCTTTTACGGCGTACAGCCAAACAAAAGGATATCTCTTCACAGCGTTGGCGTGATGTGTGTGCCAGTCTAACTCCTCGTCATGCCCGAACAATCCCTTATCACCTTTTGCATTCAACTCCCCTGTCACCCTTATAACGCCCGGTTCAATCAATATCCGTTCTTTCTCCTCGTCATTCTTCCCATGATCTAATTTCACTGTGCCAATGCTCGAAGCAATCCGCATTTGGTCTTGTATCGTCAGATTTTGATCTCTAAATACCACCACGAAATGCCTGTTACACAGTTTCGCTACTTCATGCAGTTGTGTCGTAGAAAGGCTTTTTATATCTTCGTGTATTGTCAGTGTCCAGCCGTTACTGTCTATCGATGATTTCATCCAAATCCTGCTGTCCTTGTAGTGATATGATAATGTGTGACCTTGTTGTTGAACCTTTGTTCCACGCCGAATGCCTCATTCCTTGATTCAAGAACCAGCAGGATCCAGGTTCCATTGTTTGATAAACTTTTTCACCGGACTTGTCCACACAGTAGAAACCACACTTGTCATTCGTGGTGATGGGTATATGGAAACGCACAGAATAGTCAGTGTTGTAGTCTATGTGTTCTGCCACGTATGCTCCAGGATCCATGATTGCTATCCTGGCTCGTGTGGTCTCTGCCTTGAATGATGTGATCACTTCCTCGAGGTAAGTGCCTTTGACCCAATCCTTGATCTTGTTGTAGTGTCTCTCATCAAGTCTGCTCTTGGGTATCTTTTTATCGTACACCCTATTCTCTTCCTCTGGATTGTACTGTGTCAGTGCTATCTGTTTGTAGGGAGATCCGTTGACCTCATATTTGCCGTTCTCGTCCTTCTGTATGTAATTCTCAAAGGGTTTCACATAATTTCTGTAGTCCCATGCCATCCTCTTGTTGCCAAGGCCTTTACGCAATTCCGATTCCTCAACATCGTTGTCCTGTAGGAACTTGTAGGCGTCCTCTATGGAATCAAACTTCAGACCAAACGCCTTCTGTAGTTTCGGTGATTTACCCCCAACCCTTACTCCATATCCATACTTGGTTTTAAGATCATCTTCCGCAACTGGCATGTCTTGTACAACCTTGATCATCTTGTCCACATCAAAAGTTTGATCTAGTTTCAAAAAAGGTGGTAATTCATATCTAGTCTTTAATTTCATAAGTTCCTTTGTATTGCCAACATGATTCGTTCTTGGGATCACACACTGCTACTTTACTATCGTGCATTTTCCATTCCGTGTCAGTTTTTTCACCTAACTCTATAAAGAGTCTCTTCATGAATCCTGGGTTTCTACATCTACTAATAAACACTTTATTGTACCCTGCTTCTTTGGCAAATGTCAACTGGTGTTTTACCGTAGCCACCAAGTGTGGTCTGGCGATCAATCTCCCATTCATCCTAAGTTTTGGATGTTCCCAGTATCTATTTAAAATTCTTGCTTCACCTTGATCATAATATTCAGGACGGTGCCATACAGAACTAAAACCAAGCACTTCTGTTTCCTTCAGTAGCACAGTGACACAGTCGAAAGCGAACCAATCGATGTTCTCGTAGTTGCTGGCTATCTCTTCCGACCCAAAATCTATGTCTCTCAACTGCTTGAGAATATCTGTACGATCTTCTGGAGCGAAAGTCAGCACATCACACTCGCTGTTCTTGTTCGTAAAGTTTTTATCTCCAACTGTGAACACTGTTCCAAAACTCCTGTTTCTTTTTGCCATGCACCAAAAGGTGCACCCTCTCACGATCCGAATTATTTTCAACGTAATGCTCGTAGTGTATGTTTAACACCAATGGTATTCCAGGCCTGTAGTCGACCTCCTTGCCGTTCAAAACGAATCTGTTGCCTTTGGGATAACTCAGACAGATGTTCAACGGTTCCAACCAGTTGCGTTCTGGAACGTCTATGTGCTTGGTTATGTAACCGTTCGGCTTGATAACCAAAAACCTGATGTCGTCTATCCTGGCATAGGGCAGGCTCTTGACCCATTCTATTGTGCGTGGACAACGTGCGCCTACCTCAGTGACATCTGGTCTTTGTTTTCTTCTGTCATACTCCCAATGGCTGTTTGTCTTGTCTGAAGCGAATCCATAAAGGGTCACGGCACACCAGTCTTTGTGTCCATCCTCTGGCCTGTGTATGACTAGCCTATCCTTAATCAGTTCGTATTCCGTCAAAATCTGTTTGACCGGAACATCGAAGTCCATCTGCACATATTCCACACTGCTGTCCCTTTTAAATTCTTGAGTACTCATGATGATCCTTGTGGTTGCCCTCGAACGGTGCTATCAAATTGATGAGGAATCTGTTCGCAGGTCCTCTTTCGCCGTGCCCGAAAAAGTTCAGAATGCCGAACCCCAAGTAGGCAAGTAGGAACAGCATGGAATTGACTATAAATGCGTTGACTCCAAAAATCAATATCGTGATGATCCAGTGTGTTGCTAGAATGTATCTACCATACCTATGGAAAAACATCACACGAGGATTCTTTATCAGATCCATCATGTATTTCCTAGGTATGTTTTTCACCCTCCAGAGGCTGAAGAGAATCACATGCCAAGGATGATTCCTAGGACTGTGTGGATCTTTGTCTGTGTCAGCATTGGCATGATGCATTCTGTGTACTCCCACCCATGTGACCACACTCCTACCACCACATAGCAGTCCAAGATACAACAACACTACTTCAAATAATTTGTTTGTGGTATAACTGTTGTGGGCGAAATATCTATGATAGCCATAGGTTATGCCAACCGCGGCAACCACCCAGTATATGATATATCCATAAAGTGCTATCATGCGAAATCCTTATAGTCTTCCCAATCGTGTGGCTTGTTCATTGCGTGTGTGAAATGCACCATCTTGATGTCAGGATGGAACTCCCCGCCCAAGTAAACATAGTCATTGCCAGTCACTTTATTGTACAACTGGGTAGTTTTGACCTTCCATTTATTTAAATCGAAATTTTTAGTACCGATGTCCTCTTTGGCGCACCATCTGGCCACCCAACTGTCAGGCACCATCACAAGTTCCAGTTCTTCATTGACATTGTCCTCTACGAAATGCTGTTCACCGTTGACCGGTCCTTTTGTTATGCCCCTTTTGATATAGTAGTTCTGCCAGAAATTGGGATCTGACATGAACTTGTCATAGATGTACCTACAGTCCTTGGGGTAGTACTTGAAGAACCCTCCGTTTATCTTGTAGCGTTTCTTTTCGGTGTCTCTCCACCATCCCGGTATGGACACGAACTGTCCTTTCTTGATGGGATACTCGAACAGTTCCTTGTATTCGTTGACCAACAACACATCGATGTCCATAACGCAGATCGGTTCATCGAGGTCCAAGCCCATTCCGTACATCTTGTTCCATTGTAATAATACACCTTCTCTGATCGGTTCGCGTACCCACACGAATTCATACTCGGGCAACTTCTCCTCGAGATATTTCTCATACTCTGGGCCATACCTGTCACCTATGCGCACTGCTATTATCTTCATCGCCATTTTATGACCTCATCGAATGTTGGCTTCGCCACCCAACTCTTGTGATTGAATCTGTCATAGTCCCCGTAGCCTATGCCCACGACAAACGCCAAGCCAGGTTTTACTGTAATATCATTGTGTATCGCGGGCTCATAGAAATAACATTTACAGAAAGAGACGTCTAATCCTTTTTCCACGGCCAACATCGTGGTGACCATCGCGTTCATGCCCGACTGCTGATTGAACTGATCCTTATGTATTTTTTCAACCTTGTCAAAGGTCTGTTGTAGTTTTCCGCTTTCCCAGTACTTGCCTTGTTTCTGGGATTCTCTCATTTTCTGTGTCGCCGGGTAGTACGCCAGAAGATAGGGAGCCGTGACTTGGTTGTTGAAGTGCCAACTATCGTCCTTGATGTACTGCTTGGTCTTGTCTCCGTAATGATAGGCCAACCAGTCGTCATATCTCGTTTCTAACTCCTTGGCCATCTCCAGTGTCATGTTGCTCCATCTATTGTGATCATTCTTGTGTTTTCCACACACTGTACTCATGGCCAGTTTCTTCTTCTGCGCAGAATGTTCAGGACCATACACATCTATCTCGTAGTGCCAAAAATTGTTCTTGTGAGGTGTCAGCTCTTTTGCTTTTTCCAGTATTTGCTGTATCAGGGCAACATCGGGTATCCTGTCCTGTTTAAAGAAAGAAATGTTCCTCCTCTTTTTCAATAGATCTTCTATCATATCTTCGTCCCTATTATCATGAATCTTTTGTATTTGCCGAAATCTTTCTCATAGAACTTGATGTTCCTTAATTTCGACACGTACTGATTCGCGAAATCCTCCACTGTATCCACACAATTGATGTGTTGTGTTATTTCCCTGTAGTTGTTGCTCTGCAACACAACCAATGTGTGTTCCTCTAATTTACTTATAGTGTCGTAGATCGTGGGTTGATCAAGATGCTCACACGATGTACATATTACTATGGGACTATTCAATTCCTTGATGTCTTTGATGTCCTGTTCGATGAATTTCACATATGCTAGTTGTCCTTTGTGTAGATTTTCTGAATCTATTTTTTTCCAAAGACGTTTTGCCACTGCTTTTGCTTTGGGATCAAAATCAATGCAGTCTATGTTACCTATCTTTTTCAATTGGAACTTTTCAAGCATTCTATATGCCAGTAAACCATACCAACTCCCTAATATTGACACGTCAATTTTCTTGTCCAGTGTCTTTTGCCTGTAGTGATGTGGATACTCGTTTAGTTTTTCAATCAGCCAATCTTTACTAGCATATTGATTCACACTCAAACTATCCAACACGTCTAATATTCTGTCTGGATAGTTGTCTATCAATGTTTTGATTGTGTTTAAAGTGTCCCTATCAAACATATTTTTGATTGTGCAACAGTATTGTATTGTGTTTCACACCCTCCTGCCAACTTGATATAGCATCGCCTACAAAATATTTGTATTTGATTTCTTCGTTGTATATGAATCTATCAATACCCGAATACAATCTCACATACAGATCCCTGTGTTTCATAAACTTTTCAAAAACCTTCCTTTCGTCGGTCCAACGCATAATGGATGAATTAACCAAAGTGTTTTGCGTAATTCTAAATTTCAAAGGCTCTTGCAAGGACTGTTGTTTCCAAGGACTACTATTCACCAGCGTCAAACGATCGAACTCGCTGGCAAGGAAATCTATGTTATCATTAATTAGGATATCTAAATCGAAAAACAAGCAATTGCCTGTGTATTGGAACAGAGATAACTTATGAAAGACTCCGCGCAGTTCGGGGTGCGTGACTGGAATATCATACTCCTTCTCTGGTCTATCTGTGAGACATCTAAATGTGTGATCTAATGTGAGATGTTCTGCGACAGAGTTTTTTAACTTTTTATCAAAGTCTCTGGTGTATTTCGTTCCGACGTTAACACAATATACATCAATCATCAAAGTTATTGTAGGCCACCAACAGCTCGAGCGGTGTCTTTGCTGATCTTAGTTGAGATTTCTTTTCCTTGTCGGTAGACCCCTTCACTTTTTCTGTTTCAAATATTTCCACCTTGGTGGTGAACAACATTTCCTTACACTGTGCGTCGGTCGGATCAAAGTTCAGTATGCACTTGACGAAATCCTCCACAGACACACGCTGTTTGAGATCTGTTTTTGACTTTATGCCAGCGTCCACTATGTCGCTCAGTTGCTGTGCGTATCTCCTGTTCCGGGCGATCGTGGCCTCCGCTATCTTGTCCGTGCTGTATTCCGACACGAGGTCCTTGAAGTCTTGGTTGTTGTAATCAACAGGCAGATAATGGTTTATCGCCCGCTTGCCGTCCTTGTAAATCACTTCGACTGTGTTGTTTTCTGAATTAGCGAAATACGCCTCAATTATTTTTCCACTGAATATTGCCATTTTAGATCCTTTGTTGCTGTGTTATTGTAGCAGAACAACGTCAGAAAGTCAATTATGATTTCAGTATCTTGAATGTGTAGGTGTTTACAGTTGTGGGTGTTCCGTCTGGGAATTCCTGTGCCCGGTAGTCGTTGGCATCCACGAATCTGGTCTGGTAATTTCCACTTCCGCCCGTGAGCTGTGTGTTCACTATGGCAGTGCCCCTGGCCGTACCACTTCCGTCTATGTTATAGGATATCTGGTATCCTGTTGACGAATTTACCACTTGATCTTTGATGTATTCCTGTAGCAGTGCACCAATCTCCGCACCCGAATACTGTTTGAGATTGTTAGACGCATCTATGTACACGGGAGGATTGTACGAAGGTACCTCGCCATCGATGATGTGTAGGTAATAGTTGGTTATGGTCTGTGGTTGGTCCTGTGGCTCGCTTATCTCAGCGGCCGAATACGCCGAAGTGTCTGCCCTGGTGTCAGTGAATATCGGTGTTGATGACACCAAGGTTGCTCCTGTGACAGAGGTAGATGTTGAAACGAAATATGTTCCTGCCTGCGCACTTGTCGTGTCTCCCAATGTCATTTGATTTATGGTCGGATACACGAAGGTGTCTATGAAATCCTGTTCGGTCATGGCCTGTACCTGTGTGCCATTCCAGTAGATCGGGAAGGTCTTGCCCGTGTCCGTGGTGGTTATCGATGCTGATCCCGTGACCTGTGTTATACGTTGGAAGGAGGTTGTCACAACACTGGGCTCATCTGTCGTTGCTTCAGACGGATAACTGCCGGAAGATGATAATCCCGCGCCTGCCTGTAGCCTGGTGTCGTCTATGGATGTGAGATTTCCGCCCGATCCCGAAACCGTCAGTGTCCTCGAAGGTGACAGCGAATAGTAGTAGGCCCCGAGGGTGTAGATGTTGGTCAGATCACTGCTCTTCATCTGCTGAAGTTGTGCGCCGTTGTAAATCAATGGTGTTCTTACAGTCATGTTATTCCTTATTATAGGACATTCCTAAAAATATTTCAACCACGAATTACGCTCCTGCGCCGTATATGGTCTTTAGTACCGTTCCGGTACTGCTTAGGATCTGTAATGACGTGGAAGATGCGAACATGGTCGACGTAACCGTGCCCGTATCGCCGGTGGTTACCACTGTACCTGTGACGTTTGGTATGGTAATTGTCCTGTCCGCTGTTGGATCAGCCACTGTGATCGTGGTCTCGAAGGCATTGTCTGTCGCGCCTTCGAATATTATCGTTCCTGCTGTGGTGATATTGATGCCTGATGTTGTCACAGCACCCGTGATCGGTCCTGTGAATGCCGTGGCGTTTACAGTTCCTGACACATCCAGTTTGGTGCTTGGTGTTGTTGTGCCTATACCTATCCTTGATTCGGCACCATCAATGGTCATCACTGTGGTGCTGGTACCGCCGTCGTTGACTTTGAATGTGATGTCCGTGTTCTGTGCTGTATTAGATAGTATCACACCGTTGCCGTCCACAGTGATAGAAAGGTCATTGTCAGCACCCACTGTCAGACCCGAGTCATTAACAATACCTAAAGTGCCTGTTGTGGTGTCGTTGGCGTCTGATCTCAGGAAAGATGCCGCCGCTATGCCGCCGAGCTTGTCTGCGTCTGTGGCAGTTCCATGCAGTTTGATCCCTGATGGTGATGTGGTGAATGTTATTCCCTTGTACACTGTAGGGAAACCTGTTATCGCTGTCTGTGGTGTGAACTCCGTGTCTGAAACTATGGCTATCAGCGTGCCGTCACTGTACCATTTGGTGATGTTCTGACTGGCCGTTGTTGAATCTGTGACAGCCTCGAACACGAAACCATTCAGTGACCCGGTGGAAGTCGGTGGTCCAACTAAAACACTCTGGGATCCGTCATAGTAGAACAGTTGTCCCACGTCCGAGTCGATCCAGAGGTCACCCTGTTGTATTCCTGATGGTTCTGTTGATTGGTATGGTACGTTACCTCCCGCCGGAACGAAAAGGTTCCCGGTATAGACCTTTAGCCTGTCAACACTGCTGTCATACCAAAGTTGTCCCTGTATGGGTTTGGTCGGTGCTGAAGTGTTGGCGAAATTTTCTAATAGGTATAAGAAGTTTTCTGCGATCAGTTCTCCGTAACCCGCATAGCCCTTACCTATGAAACTTAGATCCGTCTGTGTGTTGACCACACCGTCCTGTACGATGTACTGGTTGGGTGATGCGGAATTGTTACTCTTGTTTACTGTGTAGGCCATCCGTTAGTATCCTGTGTTACCGCCTGCCGTTGTTCCACTCACTGTGTTTGAAGTCGACAGTGCTGTCGAGCTCGTCTCAGTGAACGTTGTTAAACTTTGAATTCTCAATGTGTAGTCGATCTGTATCAACCTGTTAAGTGATTTCTGTACCGGGTGGAAGATCACGTGTGTCAGTAACTTGTTGGTCGCACCGTTCTCCGAACCTTCCCAAGATTTCAGTCCCAACTCATCGAACACATAGTCACCGTTGAAGTTGGTCGTGTTGTCGAATGACGCCTGTCCTGTGGGTTCGCCGTAGTCCAGTGTACATGTACACACGATGTCAGTGAATTTATTTCCTGTGATGTGTCTCACTTCCATCTTGTTCCTGGTGGTGTCCTTGTTCGTTGTCGAGTTATCGTCGATCACTTTGTAATAAGTCTGATTGTATAGGGTGGCGTTGGTCCCTGTCGAGTTTGGAGTGAGGTAAGTTATGATACCAGTTGGATCAACAGAAGTACCACCATTTCCAAATGCCATCTCATGTATGAATCCCGTGCTCTTGTTGGCCAGTGAGTTGGCCATGGCCTGACTCATGTTCTCATAGTGTATGGCGTTGCGCTTGTCCACGATCACCTCGCCCGTCTCTGGATCGAAAATCTTGATGTGCCCAGTCATCATCACTCCGGTGTGATCCTGTGGCTTCTTGCTCTCTTCTTTTGATTCTTGTGATTTGTTGTCCTGTGTCATCTAGTGTATTTATTCAGGTGAGTTTGTGGGCTCCTCTGCTATGAATCGAGCCTGTTGTGTGGTAGAACCCTGTAGTCCTTTACCATCAGCAGGATTGCCATCTTTCGCAGTGTACCATACCTGTCCTCTCTTGTGTAATATCTTGATCTGTACGGCGTCAGCGGGTGCGCTACTTAATGTGACCACCGGTGTGCTTCCGTCCACAGAATAATTTATGGTTGATCCATCCTCGCTAGTGAGCAACAATCGTTGGCCACCAATGAATATGTCTAACTCACTAGCGCTGGTCGGTGTTTGTGATAGAGTGAACGCTATTGTGCTTCCATCACCTGTGAAGGTGTTGGTGTACACTGTGTCCACGTAAGGGATGGTTTGAGTACCAGACGCGTCTACCACCGCTGTGCCTGATCCATGCTCCTTAGTTCCTGTTCCCAAGGTCCCCCTCTTCAGTTGTCCCAAAGAGTTGTTGGACTTGGTGAAATATTCTATTCTTTCCTTACCTATGAACACCACGCCTGGTATTATGGTGCTCACCGTTGATCCGTCTAGACCGATCACGGTCTGTGGGTTCGCTAAAACTGATCCGTCCGCCACTGTAATAGTCTCATCATCCACTGCTAGTGTCTGTGTGAGTTGTGTGGTGTGTGTTTTTGAAATACGTTTGTAGAACGTCCTGTTCATCATGTCTTTGAATATCCTGTAACCCACAGCGCCTGTGGCAGATTCCAGTGCGAAGTACATCACATCTAGTCTGTCAGATGATGTAATAGTCTTGCCTGATATCGTGATAGTGCTTCCAGAAAGTGTGTAATCAAAACCCTGTGCCAACTGCTCACCATTTAACCACACAAACATGTACGAAGCGTTTAGTGGTGTGTAGTACAGTTCATGTACTCCGCTAGGTCTTCCCTCTAATACTTCCCTTCTCATCTTCATGCCGAGGGCATTGTTGAATGTTGTCACCCTCATCGGACCTGCTGAGAATCCATCTGTTGTTAATTGTGTGATATCAAGCACTAGTGCAGGAGAACTACTACTGCTGTCCACGTAGTACTGCTTGTCTACCAAGGTTGTTATGGCAACAACATCTCCAGGATTGGCCGGAGCATTTGTGCTCACCGTCTGGGTTCCTAAGTCCACGGTATAGTTTCCTGACGGTAATGCACCTTCCACAAGTTTCCTACCATTGTAGTGTACTTCTATTTGGTTTGAATTCGTAATGACTTTTGCCGGATCCACTGTTGATCCATCGCTCAATCCCGATGCTATTCCAAATGTGTAAGTTGTTCCATCACCCACGTAGTAAGTTGTGTCTGGACCTCTCAGAATCTTTCCTCCCATCTCGACTATTGTCAAACCATGTAGAGGTGTCACGGATCCCGGTGGGTATGTGATTGCGTAGTTGGTTGTTGAACCATCATAGGTCATGTCCTCGGCTCTTATCTGTGCAACACTTCTTGACGCGACTGTCTTTTGGAAACCTGCCACTTGTATGAAGTCACCTGCCGCTGGTGGTTCAACGAATGTTATGGTCAAAGTATTTGAGAAACTGCTTCCAGAAGACACCGTTGAAGTGAATGCCGTGGTAGGTAATCCGTTCTTGGTCACGTAGATCTCGGATGCTGTTGAATCTATGTTGAAGTCTTCCCTCACTGACGTCGCGAACTCCACAGTCGAACCATCACCCGTGTATTGATCCAACACCCTGTAATTCTGTCCCGATATAGCAAACACTTTTGTTGTGATGATGCTAGTGTTTGCTGGTGCTGATGTAAATGTTATAGTTTTCGCCGACACATCCACCGTGTAGTCCGCCGCCGTCGATCCATCCAACGAAACTTTTTTAGTCACTCCATCAACTGTCACCATGACTGATGCCAATGTGCCCGGATAATCTCCTATCGAATAGGTAGTTGTACTTCCATTACCTATGTAAGTGTTCTCTGTAATGAACGGCACGCCCGATTCCGGTGATGTGTACACCTTGATGTCAACCGTGTCAAAGATCTGTCCTGGCACAACCTCTTCCGGTGCGTAACTGGTTGTGGGTGATAGGAACTCGTCGCCGTCCACGTTGATGTCACTAGGTGCTGATCCCAGCGCCGAGGCGTACAGTCCGTCCTTGGTGAACAGACCACCCTTGATTATTGAATCAAGAGTCCTGTCGTCAGTTGGTGTCAACACACCATCGTCATCTGATGGTATGAATTCCACCAGTGCGTTCTCGTCCGGTGTGGTGCTCAGCGTGAATGTCTTGGTGCTACCGTCACCCGTTATGATGTCTGACAGTTTGGTCCTTGTGCTGTCGTCTTTTGAAGTGTAAACGTAATAAACTGTGCCTGACTCTGGTGCCGTTGGGAACGTGTATGTTGCAGTCGAACCATCCGCCAAGAACGGTACCGTCCTCGATAAGCCATAGTTGTCCCATGGGTAATCATACCAAGCCGACTGATCCCACCCCTGGCTCTGTGTGAACAGCAGTCCTGTGACCATGGTGCCACCGTAGTCCACGCCCGACATCACCTGTGACAGCTCGTTGCCCGGCATTCCCGCTGATGGTGTGTAGAATCCCTTGATCCTGTCCGCCGCCGTCAGGCCCGACTCGTCACCGTAGTACTTGCTGACTGCACCTATGTTGTCATCAAAGTCCGTGGTCGATGTGAACGCACTCACCGCCTTGTAAAGTTCATTGTTGTATCTTATCTTGTCTCCGTAGGCGTAACTGGTGTTGGCCGCCCAATCCACCACCGTGGATGTGCTGGCTATCCTGTCAAATTTTATCGTGGTGTTGAAATCCCTAACCAGATCATTGCCCAGGTTGGCGTAGGCCTTGGCCACGTCCGATGGGGTTGAACCATCCGCCTTACCACCTGTTATGGTCACTGTTGGCGTGGTGGAATAACCAAATCCTATTCCGGTCACTGTAATAGCAGTTACTGAACCTCCACTGATGGTTGCTGTGGCTGTCGCCGATGTAGAATCATCTCCCGTTATGGTCACTGTTGGTGCTACCTCGTATCCTGATCCTCCATGGAAAACCGTGATCGATTCCACGTGCTTCCTGTGGTAGTCGTACCACAACTGCCATGGGTACTGCGTGAGCCTAGTGGTCTCTGTCGCCGGGTTGATGGATCTTATCTTGCCAACGGAATCGTCATAGAACGGTGGGTTGTCAAAATCTGTGATCACACCATCGTGTTGTTCTGGTGCTGAATAACCTAATTTGTATTCTCTTATTTTGGTGTGATAAGGTTTAACCTCATTGATGTAGTCTTCTATCCAACTGTCTGTGCCTGTGGTGTAGGTCTTCCTTTGATCAAACTGCCTCACCCTGTTCACGGCATTGATGAAACTGGTCTTGAACATCCAGTCAACGTATGTTTGTTGTTCTAACACTTTTCTCAGTCCTGTAAAGAATAGTGTGTTGTACTCAACTTTGAGATCACCTATAAACAGATCATCTCGTAGTGCTGTAAGAACCTTCCTGGTCTCTGTGACGGGCTCCTGGTCGAACGTGTTGTCATCGAAATTGTCATCGCCGTCATACCCCGTAGCGTCCTGGGTGTAATCATATAATTTTGTTGATAATCTTATGGTACCATTCTCCGTGCCCACGTTCTCCCAACCCGTGGCAGTCCTCATGAACAGTTTCCAACCTCCCGTGTCCGCTGATGTTACCTTGACGTGTTTGCCCACTGCGAGATCCAGGGTGTCTAGTTCATACTCATAGGTGACCTGTTTGTCTATCACGGTGTTCTCGTCGTGGGTCATGTCTCCATTGGTCTTGTACCAGTCTGTGTAACTCCAGTAGTTCGAAGTGTTGTATGTCTGTATCCTCGTCCTTGACCATTCCGTTCCATCCCATTGGTATATCGCCCAGTAGTTGTTGGCGGTCTCGTCTGCTTTGACCAAGTAGTTCACAGTGCCTGAAAGGTCCGCCGTGTTAAGGTAACCCAGTTCAGCGTAGGTGTCCACCTGTCCGTCCCACAGTCCACTGGCGCTTGTTGGTTCCGCTTCCTTTGAATCTAAATTGGTTAGATTGATCTGTCCCACCAGTTGATTCTTCTTCAATACGGAGTTGGCATAATCTATTATCTCCTTGAGTGCCGGATACCTATCCGTGTACCAGCTCTGTCTTGGTCTCACGTTGTTTCCGTACTTCTGATTCAAAGGTAGGTCCACGTCAGGTACGGCATCGCCCGCGGTGTTCTTGCCGCACAGTGAATCCCACCAGCGAGACTCTATCTGGTGTCCTGGCCTGTAGTCTGGATCGCCCTCACGCACCAGTTTCCAAACCGAGTGTGCGTCTCCATCGAACGAGTTGGTCCTGATGTCCACGTTCAGCACGATGTCGCTGTTGACGAGATCGTTCGCACCGTTTATGATCAGTTTGTTGGTGTCGGTTACCGAGTAGTATTTCATGCCCGAGTTTTCCGGATTCCTGATCAGGTTCGCCACAAGTGCCGTGGTGTTCTTCCTGTTCACCACCGAGTTTGATGGGATCGATGATCTGTTCTTGACCCAGAAGTAATATCTGTTCACGAAAGTGTCTGTCCTAGAACTGTATCTCTGTACCACCGTGAAGTTTTGCTCCGCCTCTCCGGTCACTGTGGCGAATGCACCCTCCTGTGTGCCTGATAAAGTGTTCCATTCAGTTGGAGTGAACTGAGATTCCGTCCATTCATATATGTCTATGCTTGATCCTGGGAAAGTTCTACCCCAGTTGTTGACCTTGTATTCCTGTGTGCCCTGTTCATACCATAACCATTTCACCGTGGATAGATCCCACCATACCTCACCGACATGGTTCTCCGCCCATGGTGTCTTGGTGTTGGCATTGTCGCCGGTGTTGTACACCGCCGGATCCCATGGGGACTTGATGTTGATCTCTCTGTCCGCCACTCCCAGTATCCTGCCTTTTATTGGGTCATACAGATCGTAGTAGTCTCTGATCTGTTTGGTCTTGTTGTCAAAATCAAACACCTGTCCAAGTTTGGCTGTGTCAACCAGTGCTGTCTCTGTGGTGATGTTCTTCCATGCGTACTCGTCCTGCACTGTGAGGTCATAACAGTACATCGTACCGTCATTGCTCAAGCCAGTGTTGCCCTCGTCCTTGGGTGCTCCTATGAACAGGTTGTTGTCGATCATGCACACACCCCTGCCGTAGTCGTCGTTCTCTGAAACGTTGTCTGATATTATCCTGTCATCCAACACGAACTTGGTGTTGTACACTGTAGCAGTGTATGCCGCACCTGAACCTGTGTTTAGGTCAACTATGTTGGTGTCCTGTAGGTCGAAAGTGGTCTCACCCGAATCGAATTTCATCGGTCTAGGATTGGCTGATTTCTCAGCACCTATCGCCAATCTGGTTCCTGACTGGTTCATAGACAGTGATGACCCAAACCTGGCGTCACTTATGTCACCTGGCTCGTTTATCGTGTGATCCAGTGTGTAGGTGTTGGTTGAACCGTCCCTGTTCCATTTGTAGATGTATACCGCACCCGCGTCTGCCTGGTCCGTGTTGTCAAAACCAGGTGCTCCTATGGCCAGCGTCGTACCGTCCTTGCTCATGGCTATACTATCACCGAACGCTGTGTTCAAGGTCGAACCGTCCTCTTCCACCCCTGTCAGCGTCTGTACCAGTGCGAATGAATTGATTGTGCTGTCGTCATTGGCCTGCGATGTCCTCACGAATATCTCCACCTTGCCGGCATTGCCTGGTGCCAATGAGCTCACGGCAAGTATGTCGCCGTTATCATTTACTTCTAGTTTGTGTCCAAACCGCTGTCCCGAACCACCCGCTGGTGCGTCGATTATTAGATCCTGTGTCCAAGTGTCGTATGTTGAACCGTCAGCACCTATGCCCCAGGTGTACATGTAAACCCTACCCGTGTCGTTGTTGTGTCCAGGTGCTGACACAAACAGATACTTCTGGTTGGTGCTCCTGGTTGATCCTGCTGTGGGTTCCGCAATCTTGTGTGCCCAACCAAAATTCAAATCTTCGTTTGCTGTGGATCCGTCTGTGGGTGCGGTCAGCGTTGAAAGAGGACCATACTTGAATGTGTCTGGATCCCACACATAAACTTTCACAAGTCCTTCGTTGTAATATCTAGTGCTTCCGTCATTGGTCAGCACGTTTGTGTATGGCGCTCCAGCAATCACGAAGTTCTCATCAGTACTGATAGAAAGAGATTCACCCAATCTACTGGTGTTGTCATCATTTTCGGTCATTGTCACCGTGCTCTGTACCGAGTATTCCGTACCCGCCGAGTGACTTGACCTGAACAGGAAGTGTATTTCGCCTTGTCCCTTGCCCGGTGCCGATACAACCGCTGTCCTTCCATCGTTACGTGCCACTACACGATAACCAAAACTTTGGTCTGATGTCGCTGTGTCTGGCGACAGTGTCCTGAATTCTGTGTATGGATCCTGCTTCTCGTAAACACGCCACAGTCCCGAACTGTCCGCGTCTGCGAAAACCTTGTCGCCCTCTACCTTGACCTGTTGGTTTTCGTCCTTGTCGTTGTAAACATTGTAGTTGATTCTGTCATTGACGTTGTCCATTGAACTCAACCTCACAGAGATGAACTTGTACACATTGCCGTAACTGTCCGCTGTGGAACCGTCCGCCAAGGTTGGGATGAAGTTGACATTGTCCTCGTAGTCCACGATCACGGTCCTGTGATCTGGCACGCTGACCACCTGAAAAACCCTGTTCAGTGTGATAGCCTCGCTGTTTGAGATTGCGAAGTAGTCGGCCTCCGTGGTGTTGGTGCCCGCGGATAAGCCATGTGATCCCGTGAACTGTATCAACAGTCTGGTACCATTCTCAGATGTGCTGAGTTGGTCTATCTTGATCCCGGCATTGGTCATCCTGAACACGTCCCAGTCCTTGTTCTGCTTGTTGGCCACCCATATGAGATCGTTCTTGGTGATCGAGTTAATGTCAAGGTTCAGTAGATCTGATATGTCAAACGCTGTGTGCTGTACCTGTTCTGGCTGTGGATAGCCCGCTGTCTTGTAGACCTGTACCCTTTCTCTGTCCACTCCGGCCTTGGTATAGTCTAATTGTGAAAAAGTGGTAGCGGCCGTGTACTCCACAGGTTTACTGTAAAGGTTCTCTTTGATTACCGCCAATGATCTGCGGTATTCTTTTGTGTCTGCCGTATTATCTAAAAGTTCAACACTTTGAGGATCTGTGTTTACTTCATCGTCACTCAAAGTGATCTGTATGTTTTCCTTTGAGTCAGTGTTCCCAAAGACACCGGTCCTGATCATCCACTCCGGGTATAGGCTTAAATCGATGTCTGAGTTCTCATACTTGGCCTTGAGCAGTTTGTCTATTGCGGACTGTGTGCCCTTCTCCCTAATGTACCCTTGATAGAACTTGTACTGAGAAACATCATTTACGAACAGGTTCTCCAGATAATCTCTAGATTGGTATCCTATCAGTCGTTGTGCCAACTGTTGTTGTGATTCATCGAAGTTGTTGGTCTCGAGATTGTAAAAATCATTGAATTGAGATATCTTGTAGTCGAAGTTGGGTATCAACTGTGGTGCTGGCTTGTCTGATTTCAGTGTCCAGTTAATGCTGTCAAATGTACCTGTTGAGTTATGATTGATCTTCGCAACGTAGAACTTGCCTTGGTATTCCACAGAATCCCCTATCCTGTAATCAGTGTTGGCTTTCCAGTACGTAACCTGTGCGGCGTCGAAAACAAAACCTGGTGCGTAGTAGTCGCCGTTCCAATTGGCTGTCTTCCAGCCCACTAGTTTCAACCTCTGTTGTCTGAATCCCGTAAATGGTTCATATATTATGTCTGAGAACACTGTGCTGTTATCAAAGATCAATACGTGTTCCTTCTGTACCGTGTTCAATGAAATATTATATAAGCCAACTTCTTGTGACTTGATACTCAAATCAAAAGTCTTGCCCACACGTTTTGTGCTGATCTCACGTATGTCTATCTTCCTACCTCCAGCGTCTAACAATGAGTAGTCGCCCGCTAGGTTCCTTAACCTGCCCACTATACTGTTGTTGGTGTCTAACTCAAAGCCATCCGCGGCCGGTGACACTGTGATAGCCGACCCTGGTGCCCATTCCTGTGTGGTCCAGAACAGGAATTCCCTCACGGCGTTGGTCCAGTTTAGGGTCTCCTTTAACTCATTGGAATACTTGTTGAATCGGAAACCCTGCGATTCCAACCAGTGTCCGTATCCCAGTAGGAAATCCGCCACGTCCTGGATGGTGCTGAACACATAGCCATAAGGTATGGTCTGCACGGTCTCTTGATAATTTTTGTGTTGTGAAACAGCCACAGATCCTGTCACAGACAAGGTGCCACCGACAGTGGATTTCACCGGATAGTTGAACTTGAAGTAAGGTTTGGTTGTTGAGTAACCTAATACTTTGTATCCTCCTAGTAGTGTCGACCCGTCTGCACTTATGTCCGTGTTTTTTTCTATCAGCACGCCTGAGTAGCCAAAGCTCTCGACCGGATTGGATGTCCTAAATAGTATTTTGTAGTTCTCATCAGGTATGAATTTAGATCCTGCCGTAGACCCGGGCGATACAGAATCTGTCAACACTTTGATGTTGTCTTTGTCTGTGAATCCTCCTAACTTATAGGCCAGCTGAACATCCATACCTTTCATCTTGTCATAATAGAAAGAAACTGGATCCAAGTTCTTTGACACCATGTGGTTCACAACAAACACTTGGTATCCTGCTGTCTGATATCTGGTTGTCGTGCCCGTGTTATTGTTCGTCGAAGTTTCGAGGTGATACTTGGCCGTTGATAAAACTTTCCTTATTCCCGTGTCGGTGTATATCTGGTTTCCCGCAACGTTGATCGATAACCTGGACACGTCAAAGAAGTTCGAGAAAAACTTGGCCGGTTTGGTTATGGCCAGTGTTTTCATAATTGTGAAAGGGTATGCTGATGATCTCCTCCAAGAGGTCTCCGCTGGTGCCTGATCACCAAACTTCCAAGGCTGTCTCCTGCCCGGTATGTCAAAATTATCTATCAGTCCCGCCGCTATGGGATCAAGCAAGTTACCGGAAGCGTCCACTGGTAGGTAGTTGGTGATGCCTGGCTTGCCGTACCTGCCGGCCGCTGTGGCCACAGCGTCCCAAAGTATGTCGTTGCCTGACGTGTAAGGTGCAGGCCCGTAGGTGTCCTCCCAGGTGCTTGGTTTCTCTGAATAGCCCAACATCTCCCATGGTCTGGTGTGTGGTGCATCAGTGTCGTAGTGGTACTTGTAGATGGCTCTCCAGTGTCCTGGCAGTTTGGCACCTGTAAGCCTACCTGTTGAATTCGCGTAGTTGTAGGTGAATGGTGAGCCCTCTGTGAACGTGGTGTTGTTGATGTACTGCACACTGTTCCTTCCTGCCCAGGCATAGAAGTCGGTGCCCATTACATCATCGATCTCCGCCAATGTGTAATCGGTTGATGTGAAAGCACTTGGCGATACATCGTGTATGTCTAATAGTGTTGGATCATAAGCAGTCTTACAGTTGTTGTATATCCTCTTTTCGAGTTCCAGTATAAGATCATCTCGTTCATCACCGTAGGCCTTTATTATCGATCCATCGTGTTTCCTGATCACTGTCTGGCTGGTCACATAGGTGTCGTCTGTGAAGGATTCAGGCGTGAATTTTGGATACATTCCCAACTTGGTCGGAGTTGGCGGAATGTAACTTCCGGTTGTGTCGGCGTAATCCTTGATCACTATCTTGTCGCCCACTGCAAGTGCTTTAGATATTGTAATACTATCGTCAGTTGTGCTGAATGTGTAGTCTGTGCCTAATATTAATTGTGTGTCGTTGACGTACACATACACCGCCCTGTTGCTCAGTGTTGTGACACTGTGCTGTGAGTCTATTGCGTAGTCTTTCTGTGATGTTCCCTGTACCGTGTATGTCCTAGTGGACACGTTCTGTCCCCAACCAACCATGTCCTCATAGAAGAACGGGAACGAGCTGTTCCTACCCAAGTTGATGCTTTCTATTATCTCATCCACCCTGTCTCTGGCCACACCCTCATATGCCGTGCCGGTCGCTTTTGTCAAGAATGTGTTGTACCATTTTTCGTATTCCTGGTTGACATAATCTATGGCCGTTATGGCATTGGCCTCCTGGTCAACTAAATTGAATATCGCTGGCACCAGTGGTGCCTCGTGTTGGTGTATAGTACCACCTTTCAATCTCGCTTCCGGTATGTCTCTGAGATTTGTAGCACCCGGCACCGTGCCTGTGAGATCTTGGTTCTTGTCGAATATGTCGGTGACGTGTTTAAGTATCTGTCCATACGTGAACGTGCCTATGGTCTGGTTTAGGCTGTTCGTGCTCAGATTCTCAGGTATCTCGTATATGCCCTTGTCGGCAACTTTCACGGCATTGCTGTAACCGGCTATCCTTATCTGGTCGTTGACTTTAAGTTCATTGACGAACCTGATGTACTTGTTGGTTGTACCGTTGACCAAGGTGTAGTCCGTGGTCAAGGTCTTCCTCACTCCGTTCACGGACACTGATACTTCTAGATCGGTCAACGAATTGGAATCCTTGTAGAAATCAATCGGGAACAGCCTCTTCTCCGTGGCGTCCACGATGTGCGTCCTTATCACACGCTGTTTGCTCTCGTTGGTCCGCTTGATCCAAGCACTCTTCGAGTTATGCGTAGTCCGGCCCGTGGTGTAGTGTAGGTGTCCCTCGGCCAAATTTTTGGTGGTTGTCTTGCCATCCACTTGATACGTGAACGTGCCTGACGTGTGGTCTGATTCAAAAACGATGTCGCCCACGTTGTTGATGGTGTTGTACTTGACCTTTATCCCCAGCACCGTGTCTGTAGTTGCCGTGTCTGAAGTGGCATAGGCAAACACTTTGGCTCCCTCGAAAGACGAGTTGGGATACGCAGTGGCGTCATCGAAACTGGTGTGGTTGTTGTCGTACATGTTGAACAACGGCTGTTGGTTCAGCGTGGTCTTCTGTTGCGTGGCCTTCCACAATGTGGTGGCCTCATCATAGTAGTATGACTTGCCCTTGTTGTTGACACCACCCTTGACGAACACTGTGTCCTTGTCCAGTGCGGTGCCGTTGGTGTCTTCGTTCAAAGTTAACGACAGCACAGTGGAATCACCCGCGTCCACGAAGTTGGCCACGTATATCTTGCTCCTGACCAGGGGATCCGTGTCCGCTGAGAATATGATCCTCATACCGTCCGTTATGGCCGTCTCGTCAGCGAAGTATCCAAACTGTCCTGACACATCACTGAAGGCGTCCTTGGTTGTGGTGTCAAAAAGATCCACTGGATTCTTGGCCACAGTTCCTGAGTTGTATAGTGACAGTCCCGAATCAAATTCTATTATGGGTCTCTTGGCCCTGTCGGTCTCATCCAGCACGGTCGTCGTACCATTTACCTGCGACGCTTTTTCTATCACTGATCTGTGGAACCACCTGTTGTATCTAGACCATGCGTTGTGGTCTAATGAATCCCTCTTGATGGTTATGTAATCCTTGTCCACGGGAGAACCGTCGGTGGCGTAGCTCTCTGGAGTGGCCAGCACCGTAGTATCGGTCAAAGTGATCGCATCACCCACACCTTCCACGTAGTACTCTTTGTTCCTGTACGCGGCTGGCACCTTGCTGGAAGTGAACTTTATCTTCATGCCGTTTGAAAATGACAGCGTTCTTAATTTGTAGTTCTTGACTCCCACTATGTCGTCGGCCACGTTGATCTGAGATGTGGAGGTCACGGTCCTGATGTGTAATATGCCGTACATGCCGTCATGGTTACCGCACTGATAGTATAAAGTGTCTGGCGCTCCGTCTGGCACTACAAATGTCACAGTGCCCTGATCGGCACCGTTGTTGGTCACACCCGATGTATAAAGTACTGATGTCGAACCGTCCGCACCAATGCCATCCCTGCTGGGCTCGGTCATGATGTAGAATGGATGTCCCTGTGCTTCCACCGTGAACTTGTAGGTGTTGCCCCTCCAGAGCGTAATCTCTGGATTCCTCTCGTTTTCGAGATGTCGGAAAGTGTATGCCCTTCCGGACGATCCGTCATCGGGCAGTGCTTCAACTGTGTATTCGGCCACCGCGCCCGTGCCGACCGAATCTATCGTGATAGCACTTGGTCCATCGGGTAGCCAGTAGTACTCCCTGTAGTTCACCAACTTGTCATAATCTATCGCTGGGTTCCAACTGTACACGGTCTCCTTGTTGAGCCTGTCGTGATTGTTGACCTTGCCTCCCAGGTACTTTATCTGATTAATGTAGTCGTCGTATGTTCCCGTGAACTTGACTTGATCCTCCGGATTCACAGAAGTGGTGTCTTTATCTGTGTAGGTCACAGCAGGTTCTAATTGATATGCGAACCTATCCCTGCTGGTGGCACCTATGTATCTGTCTGTTATTTGTCTGGTGTAGGCGTCCTGCCTACCAATGTAACCATCTAATCTCTCCAGTTGACCTTTTTGTACTAACGGATCCAGTGTGCTGGCGAGAAAACGTTGGTTTGTGTCGGTCCTGTAGAATGCCGGTAGGTGTTGTACTGTTCTACGGTATTCGTTATCGCCTTGCTTGACGACTTCGTTGTTGGTCAGTGCGTTTGTTGGATTGTCGGCCATTAGTATCCTGCCCCACTACTGCCGGTGCTTGAACCGGAACCTGTTGTAGTAGAGCCTGATACCGCTGATCCTGTCGTGGTGTTGGTAGTGGCAGTTGATGTGGATGTCACGACTGTGCCGGAAGCCTCGAGTTGGTTGGCTCCAAGCGCACTTATTATTGTGACATCATCAACGGTGGCCCCACTGATGAAAATCTCGTCTGCCGCTGAGTTAATTTGGAACAGAGACCCAAAACCCTGTCCTGATTGGTTTGGCACGATGACCACCGTGAGTAGGTCCGGTGCCAATTCATTGTGTATGTATGCGGCTAATTCTGTGAAGTAAAAAGTATCTCCAAAGTCCCAGTTATCAAGTGCGAAGAATTCATTTATTGCGGCTATCACTCTTGTCTTAATAACTGCATCTGTCACATTCGTTTTTGAGTTCTTCACAACTTTGAATGTTGCTTGTAGTTCTTCATTGGCACTGGTTCCGAACAGAATCTTGTATTTGACTGGATGATATACGATTTGATCCGACAATGATTTAAGTGGATTCAACACACCTGAATAGTTTATACGCAGTTGGTCCGACGTTGATGGCGTTGGTTTAACACCACCGTCCTGTAGCCATATTCTGAATAGGTTGTCATAGGTCCTCTCCAATAGGTAAACATCCACTATGTTGGACACGCTTGGATCTATCCTTGTTTCCTGTCCCGCATGGTGTTTGTATTGAAAGTTTATCGAATTTCTACCTCTCCTCGCATAGTAATCTGTGTTCGTTGTCAAGGTGTTTGTGGTTGAACTATATTTCTTGATAACATTTTCTGTGTCTGCGTAAAAATAAAATAGTTGTCCGTCGGTGTATGTTGTTGTATTTAGATTGATGTCTGTTTCATTCTGTGTCACCACGAAGTTACTCGCCGCGTAAGGTCTGAATCTTTCTATGGTGTCATAAGAGATATACTTCTCGAAGAACACGAATTTTGTAGACACTGATGTGTCTGGTTCTACAAATATGTCAAACAGTTCCGGATTATCAACGACACCGTCGTCATCACTGTCATAGAAACCGACCTTGACCTTCCTGTTGTCTTGGAATCCGTCGGCTTCGGTCACGGTGTCCGTGACCTGCCATGTAATGGGATAACCTATACTGTTGCCCGATGACAGGATGGAATTCGTTTTCAATATCTTAACTGTGTCCTTGACCACGTTACCGGTCTTGTAATCGTATATCCTTTCCTCTGTGTCAAAATGGAATTTGTTCTGTGATTCGGATTCAAAAATGTAGTCCAGTTTCCTGTAGTGCACCGTGTAGGTGTTGCCGTCATTAGTGAATTTGAACCACCAACTGGCGTCTAGATTAGTGCCTGCGGTGCTACCGGTGTTTGCGAGGCTGAACACAGTGCTGGTGCTTAGATTGGTGGTCGTTATGACTCTCCATTCTTCGCTGTCCACGTCATATCTTAGACCAAAGTCTTCGTAGGCCTCTACCCTGTCTATGATGTCTTTTTCTAGAACTGTTGAGAATGATGTAACGAAATTAGGGATCACCGCGTTCAGTACTGCACCATTTGGCACTATGTCATTCAATGTGATCGGTCCGACTCCCGTTGAAAGATTTCCTTGACCACCGTTTGATCCATCGCCCACCACGTCTGATATCTTGGCCCATGCCCTGTCCTCGGCGTTGTCTGTTCCTGACGTCACTAGTGTCCCATTTAAAAACTCCCTTGTGTCTGGTGATGCGAATTTTATTAAAGCACCTTCCTTGGCATATTTGAGATTGGATGTTGCAGAACTTCCTACAGCCAACGCACCACCCGATGTGAAGTATCCGGTGTTGGTATTGGTCGTCGTTGTTGTGGAATTCCATGTCGCTGTCAGTGACGTCAGGCTCTTGGCATCGTACTTGTCATAGTAGAACTGCCTAGCGTATGCTTCTTTTAATTTTGCTTCAACGGAACCATCGAGCACTGATTGTATTTCACTTCTGTTGTTGAAGGTGAATGTGAATGTGGGTGAGGTTTCTTCCCTGTAGAGAATTCCATCCTCGGCGAACACAGACACGTTAGAATACGCACCTGTAGGGTCAACTATTTCCTTGGCCCTGCTTATTCCTGATGCCGATCTGTTGACAGATCTTACTTTGACTATCTCCTGTGATGCAGAAAGTGGTACCACTTGATAGTCCTCTGCCGTTATCATCCTGTTCTGAGAGTAGTAAACCTGTGCCGCTTTTTCTCTGACCGAGTCATTCGATTCCGTGGCGGCCGCGTTGTATACCGATTGTTTGAGACTCAAAGATATAGTTAAAGTCTGTTGTGAACCATTGGCGTCTATGTAAGGAACCGACAATGATACCGCCTGCATGTCGGCAGGTTGTATTGCATACTTGGCGTTATCACTGACCCTGTAGTACGTCCTGAAGTTGCCCAATGGTAGATTAGAGAAGTTTCCATCACCAAACACAAGGTCTATCGTGTCGTTGTTTTTTGTGACAACATTGTAAATATTTCTGATATCTTTTGATAAAGAATTATAGATAGCATTGTTGCCGGACAGAGAAGGCACCTTTTTCCATTGTTCAGCGATCTGTCCAAACTGATCTAGTTTATACAACCACACATCGCTGTTGTTGACATTGGTTGTATCGAAACTTTTAACATAATTTGTTATGGCCGTGTCTACAGAAAATTCCTGTCTCTCAATCGTGCCTTGTTTGAATAGGAAAAAGAATCCTGTGTTGTTGGAACTGTCGCCTGCTCCGTCTGATCTGTATGTGTATGTCAGTCCAGTTCCTGGTACCGGTGACGATTCATAGATGGATTCCGAATCTATTATTGTGCTAGGTACTATTTCGAATGCTCTGGTCGTTCCGCCTATGCTTTTACTGAAAGTGAATATTGGTAAATCTAGTTGATTCGAACTTAATGTGTATACTTCTGTGTCTACTCCACCTATCTTGTTTGCTTCCCTAGGACTGCCAAACAGTTGTCCGGTCTGGTTTGCCGCGTTTAGTATGGCAATGAATTGTTCCCTGTAATTAGAGTTGGCGGAATCATTCCAGATTATAGTTTGGTTCGCTAGGTTTGTTCCAGAACTGTCATTGACATTCTGAGTCGTGGATATGGAATCTATCTTTAAAAGTCCTGTTGCTGGCTTGTTTCTTTTTGCGTTGTAATTGATAAGTCTCGCCAATCGTAGTATTGAATTCCTTCTCTCCGCTGTTTCAAGAAAGTTCTCCCTGGCGTTAAGGTCAACTCTGAAAGAAAGCGCCTGAGCGATGTAGGCTATCAGGTCTATCAGCGCAACGTACTCTGAACTCTCGACGAAGTCATTGAAATCATCTGGGTAGTTCTCCTGAAGATAGGCCACCATGGTCCTCCTCAGTGTCTCGAAGTCGTAACTTTTGAAATCAGCCTGTTGGAAGGCCTGATAGATCTTGCGCCAATCCTCGGCTACTAGTAATCTGTTCTGTCTGTCTGTTGTGGCCATTGTGTATACAACGGTATTTATATGCGAGGAAATATGCGCTTATTAAGATAGACGTAGAAGCGAGTTCTCATCGAAGTTGAACCTCAGTTTCTCAGTGATATTCAGGGGTACATATGTTATAGTGGCCTGTATGGCTATGCCCTTGTCCGCCTCTGTGACCAATATCTCCTGTGTGGATATGCGAGGATCTGCGTTGAGATTCGCCGTGACATCCTCCACTATGGCCTCTTTGAGTTGTTCCGTGAATGGTTCGAATATGGCATCGTATATGATCGTGCCGAACTCGGGATTCTCCACACGTTCGCCTTTGCGAACGGAAAGCCTGTTGATCAGGTCCTGTTTGGCTACTTCGAAGTCGTATAATTTGAAATTCTGTTTGTCAGCACGTGAGCTGAAGCCTTTGAATGTTACTGCTCTATTTGATAAATCTCTGTTGTCTTCTGCCATTAGTCCAATCTCCTGAATTCCACATCCACTTTATTGTAGTCCACCATGTAGAATCCTGTGTCTGTCATTGTTCTCGCCCATGGAACTTCCTGTGCCATCACACCCTCATATGTTCCATCGGTGTGTTTGTATTTAAACGAATATATGTTGATGCCCGAAGGCGACTTGCCAACTAATTTTATATCTGCCTTCAATCTTTGGTCACTGAATTTAAATCCACTAAAGAATGTTTTGACCGCACCACCTATGGCACCTATCTTGCTGGATAGGTTCACTCCCACGTTCTGTAGGAAACTCTGTCCCAATCTAGAGGCGTCCCTGGCGTTGAACAGTCCCGCCTTAGAAGCCAAACTCTTGACCTGGTTCATGCCCACTATCTTGCCTCCCACAACACTAGAATACGTCTGCGTGATACTGCTTAGGTTGGATATGCTTGGCACTATGTTGCCCGCTGAAAGATTCTTTGTGAGACCCTGAACAGAGTTCAAGGCGTCGTTGGCCAAATCTATGTTGCCTGAAATTCCAGACAGTGTGTTGTTGCCCAGTGTGAATAGTTCACCTGCTTGGTTTACGAAAACATTGTCCTTGAACAGTTCCGTGCTCTTGCCTGTGAATGACTCCACCACCTGTGACGTTAGACTCGATGTCAGATTCTTAACATCTGTGTTGAATTCAAATCCTTTGATCTTCTCTGATATGCTGTCCTTGATGTCGAAAGGAAGATCCACTTTGCCTGTGATCCCGTAGATGTCGTTGTACTTGGTACCAAAATCGGTCAGCAGTTGTTTGGCCTTGGCGGCATCTGTGCTTGACCCCATCTTCTGTTTCACGTACTCCAATGCGTCCGCTTGGTACTGCGCATCTCTGATGGCACTGTTCTCGCTAAGTCTATTCTGCATATTGACGAACTCCGCAGTTCCTGGTGTGCGAGACAACTGACTCCAACGTTTCTTGTCATCGCTGTCTATCGGTATAATCCCATCATTGCCTATCACGCTGGCCCTGAACATGGGTTCGTGCGTGACGAACCTGTGCACCGTTGTTTTTGTTTTCCTTGTGAACTGTTCTAGAGGTTTGATGCCTTTCTGTGTGAGCTCCACATCTCCCTCGTCCCTCAGTTGCATGCCCGCTTTTTCCGGTGTGAGCCAACTTGGCCCCCATGTGCTACTGGCACCCGTGGAGTTGAAATGGACTTGCGCTCCCGCTAGGTGTATCTGTCCCGAGGCACCGTGTAACTGTGTGCCACTGGTGAATGATGAGATACCGTCCCTGGCGTAGTCCCTGACAGATCCCGCCTGCGAACTGTTCAGTATGCCCTTCTCTCCGAGGTTCAATAGAATATCCGCGGAATGTATCATCTCCTTGGCGGAACTGAATCTTACCTGACCGTTGGCGTGCATGTTGATGTTAGAATCCGAGTGTAGGTTGAAGTCACCCTCGGTCCTCATGTTGATGCCACCAACGCCGGAATAGATGTCTATCCTGCCATTGCTCTGCATCTCGATGTAGGCATTTCCAGAACCGTTGGCGATGTACACCACGCCCTCGGTGTCGTGCATCAACAGTTGATGTCCGCTTGCCGTCCTCAATCTCGTGAGTTGGTTAGTGCCATCTGTAGCGCCGTCGTCCATGACGAATGTGTGACCCGTGGTCCTTGTCACGTAGTCAGTGGCTTCTGAATCCTTCGAACCCACTTTCTTCTTCTGTGAGCCGGTGTCCTTTCTTCCTGGTGTGCTTATACCAAACACCTGACTAGGTGTCTCTCTTCTGGCCGATGATGTTGTGGTTCCCCTGATCGGATCTGCTATCAATCCCTGTTTCAGCAACACATCCGCAAAAGGATGTATGGGTTTTGGGGTTGACTCATAATTGCCGTTGGCGAGAGCACCCGGTGTGTTCCTATTGAGTTCACCCGCTGGTACTGTTTTTGTTCCGTAATTTTTTTGCTTGTCGATTAAATCTTGTTGTGCTCCTGGGGGTCCTTCCTGTTCGCCGGTCACCTTGTCCCACGTGTTGGCGCTGGCCGCTATGCCTGGCGTCATGTGATTGGTGTATGGGTCCTGCACACAGCCTATCCAGTAGGCCTGGTCCATCTTGCCCTCGGCGAATATGACGAGAACCTTGGTGTCTAGATCGGGTGGCACCGCCCAGAAACCATACGAATGTTGACTGTCCTCGAACTCCCGGGAAACACCGTTGGTGTACTGTGCGCCCTTGGCACCGTAGAACGGTGACAGGTAATCACAGGTTATCAACTGTTTCTCAGTTGGATTTTCTGTCTTAACTAGGCTGGGTATGAACACCTTGAGGCGTCCCATCCTCGCGGGATCCTTGTTGCCTTTCACTATGCCTAGGTACGGTCCGGGGTTGGTGACCGACCACTCTTGTTCCCAATTACTGCTCGATGGTTTGGGTGTTGATGCGTGTCCCTTTAAATAATCACTCTGTGCCATTAACTAAAAAATCCTTTTATCTTAGAAATCAAGTCTGTGAACTTTCTTCCTATATTACTTACATCCTTGTACACACCCTGCAGTTCGGTAACGAGTGCTTGTGCCTCACTGAAGGTTTTTACTTCGGAAGTGGTGCCGTCTTTTGATACCACAACCGATGTGGGCACAGGGTTAGATATATTCACTCCCTGGTTATTAAATCTTGTCATCTGTAGTACGTTGGTGTATTTGCCGTCCGAGAAATTGTGTTCTACTCCGATCACCCTGTACAATCCGCTGAACTCGGCCGACTGATCACTCTGGAGATCATAAATCCCTGTCCTGTCGTTGAGATCCGTGGGCATCCTGAAGTTCAAGAGAACAATAGGTTCCGCCACATCTGGATTGTAGCAACGGAACTCATCGTTCCATATCCTGTTCCTTGCACTCTGCCAGTAGTCCATGTCTATGTCTCTGTGTATGCGCTTGGTGCCAAATAATTCAGGACTTACTGGTATGAACTGGCTCTGTCCCAGCCATGCTGGATCACCCAATATCTCCATCCTGATGTTGACCATGTCCGCCAATGGGTGTGTGAGCGTGTCCAGGAACGCATCCAGTTCGGTAGGTGTCCCTCCGGTCTTGCCTGTACCTGGACTAGAAAACACAGTGGATTCGGTCTTTAGTAGTAAATTGCCATCACCAAAATGTTCTTGTGCTGTTGTCCCTCCTGTGGGTTGACCCCTGACATTCTCTACCGTATTCTTCCTGGTGTTGGTGGCCTGCACGTCCTTAAGTGCACCTTGGTAATAGGCCACCCTGTAGTTGATGTTTAGGTCCAGAACGTCCACGTTGTCGCCCGTGAATATGTAGTTGTAGGTCTTGAACACGAAATTATTGAAGTTCTTTCCTGTGCTCACCCCCGGTATAGACAGCGAGTAAGCGTGTATCTTGTAGGGCTCGATAGTGAACTTGATTATTTTGGGATTAGTGGCACGTTTCAAATCAAAATTACTGTCGTCGGGTATCACACTGGATTTTATCCTGAAGTATTTAAAATAGAATTCCTCTGCTTGTTCCAACACTGCCTGCGCTCCACCCTTGAACTGCGCCAGCCCCAACTCCCTAGATGCTTTCTGACGGAATTCTTTGTATTTCTTTTCGGTGAAATCAGGATGGCCCTTCATTATCTCTTCTAGTATCTTGATAATATTATTTCCCGTGTTGACCTTCATGAATTCCACTGGAACGTCTCCTGTGTCCACCACACTAACTACCTCGGCCTGTTGCTTGTACATTCCTGTCTGATCTATGCTACTGACGTCAAATGTCTTCTCGGGATTTAAATCCTCGTGTATGGATATCTGGTACTTGTCCGGTATACCGATCTTGCCCGCCTCCCGATCGTCCTCTGCTCCTTGGTTCATCAAGTCCTCCAGCGCTTTCACCACATCAGCCACCGTGTTACCCTGTGGGTAGAGACTGCCCGACGTCTTCAACTCCGAGTAGGTGTTGACGAAGCCGAACTCGTTGTAGGGTATGGCCTTTACCGTATACACCGTGCCCGCCTGGTTGACGTCCATCTGCATGTCTATGATCTTGATCGGTATCACACGCTTGGTGGCGTCCTTGCCGAACTGGTTGATCACGCGCGACTGCTCGTCGAAACCCCGGAACTCCACTGTTAACAGATAGGGTGCGTCCAAGTGATCTAGATAATTGTTGTTGATGGCCGCCCCACGAATCCTCTCCAGGAGTGTTATGCCGTAGGGCTCAACGATCTCCATGGTTATGTCCGTGACCGACGTGAGCCTGCGCTTCTCGTTCAATCCCGGTAGGGAGTTCATGATCACGCTCTTGATGTAGAGATCCCTGTTTTGGCTCAATACGTTCCTGCTCTTGTCCACTGCGCCTTTCAATCGTTCGTTCTGATTGATAGTTTTCTTGTTCTCCGTGTTGAGTTCGGGACTGCCTTGATTCTCATTAGCACCTATGCCCGAGCTCCTAGCTATGATGTCGTGTGGTTTGGACTTCAACAGCGTGGCGGTGTTCTCGAGATCCTTCTTGCCCAGTCCACTCAAGGTGAACAGCGTGTTGTAGGACGCGAACTCGAACAGCATGTTCGGATCCGATATGTTGGTCACATAGGTCTCGTCAGTTTTGTTTATGGTGGATTTGTTGGGGGCTACGTCGTCCGCTGTGGCGTACTGCGGCTGTTGTGCAGATGTCTTGTTAAAATGATCTGGCATGATCTATATCCCTAGATCTTTGAGTAGATTATCTTTCTTGGGCAACTGAACAGTCACTCCCGGTTTGAAGTCATAGATCGGATCTTCTATCTGGTCTGGATTCCTCTGAGCGAACACCCACCAAAGCCTCGGTGATCCATACAAGTCATAGGCCAACAGATCTGGTCTGTAGGCATAGGTTCTCTCAATGGTGTAAGATTGATCATCCTGCTCTGCTGTTATGGTTCTAGGATTCATTATGTCTAGATAATTTGACACTTCACGTGTCTCGAAATATGGCGAAGTGTTTGAATATTTGGCCATTAGATGAATCCTACTTCGCTACTGCCCTTGCCATTCAACTCGCCTCTGACGAACTTCTTCATCGAGAAGTTTTTAATGGAATCTCTGCTGTATATTGGTGTGATCAAAACAGATATGTTAGAAAGTGTTGGAGCCCATGTTTGTGAATCACCCTCCGCATTCATGAAGAATCCTGCGTCCGCACCTGACAACTGCTTGTAGGGTGTATTGGTCTGTTTGGTCGAGATATAGTCTATGCCCGGTCTCAGTTCAACGTTGAAGGAGTTTATCACTACCGGTATCTTGTTAAACATGTGATCACCATAACCATAAAGGTGCATGATAGGTGGTGGGTTACCTTTCAACCCATCGCCGTCGTCGTTGCCAAAAAACATCTTCGTGGCCGTCCTTAGGAAATTGACAGTGGCCACCCAGTGCTTGGCATCTTCTGAATTCTGTACAGGAAACTCTCCTATGATATTCATCTGGTCCACCTGCGAATTCTGATAGGCATAATGCGGATAGTTGCTGTGCACCTGGTCCATGGCATTATAATTGGCAGAATGTTGAATTACCACCGCAGGAGTCAATGGCCAGAAAATTCCACGAGATTCCGCTAACGGTGACATCAGGGGATTATTATCAAAATCAAAGAACTTCTGCAACGGTGATGCTTCTGGTACTTGTAACCTCACACGCCAATCGGTCTTGTCGTTCCTGCCTGACCATTTGGCACGGGCCTGTACCAGTCTCGAATCCGTGGAAATACCGGCACCCGTGAGTCTGCTCAAGGTCCTGTTGAAGAACCCGGATGCCACGTTCTTTATTATACCGCCCAGTGTCGCCATATATTATAGGTTGCTTTCCCTTGTAAAATTTCGTATACTTTAACTATATTTATAGGCACAATTTTAGGCGCACTTAATTACTCTAGCGGCACGATTCAACCGACCTGTTTGTGGTCACATTACATTATATTAAAGAGAAGGAATTTATGAAGAGAGTGAAATATCTTAACAACCGGGATCTGTTGGCGCAGATACATGCCAGCAAGAACACCTATTGTTCGTACGTGACGCCAGAAGATTCACAGTACGACATCATCGTGCCTAATTTGAAAAAAATCAACACCAGGAGCATAGCGGAGGCCAAGAAGAGCAAGGCCAAGCGTCTCACACAGGAGGCCTGGGAGCAGGCCAAGGACGCCGGACTTAAAAAAATCAAACTGGTGGACTACACTGTGTCGCCTAGGAAGATCGACAAGACGGAACTGGTGTTCCGTGTGATGATGTTTGATCATGTGCCCATGGACGACACACGTAAGAAGAATCCCAAGCAGACGGCAGACCATCACAGCAAGGTCAACTTCCCACCGTTCCAGCACTACCGATTGGACAAGAAGGGCAAACCAGTTTGTGTTGGAAAATCACACTGGGTGGGCGGAATGAGCAACGGTCACTTCTCAGCGGACCATGGCAAGATGACCAACCAACTGGCCTTGATGTACATGAAACTGTGCGAGAGGTACGGTACCCGAGCCAACTGGAGGGGCTACACCTACAATGACGAGATGCAGTCGCAGGCCTTGATGCAGTTGTCACAGATCGGCTTACAGTTCGACGAGTCCAAATCAGACAACCCGTTCGCCTACTACACGGCGGCCATCACGAACAGTTTCACAAGGATATTGAACATTGAGAAGAAGAACCAAGCCATCAGGGATGACCTACTGGAGTTCAATGGCATGATGCCGAGCTTCACCAGACAGAACGAGAACGAGACCACCGGACCATCATATGTGAAAAAGATGAAGACCGCACACGGCGATGTCCACGAGGTCAACAAGACCACGCTGGCAAAACTGAACAAGAAACTAAAGAAGAAGGGCAAACTGGACTCGGAAGATTTTGATGAAGTCAAATTCAAAAACAAGATAGACATGACCAATCACAAACCCATAGTAAAGAAGAAATGGTAACCAATGGCATTCTTTAAAAAGGTAGCCTGCTTCACAGACATACACTTTGGACTTAAAGGCAATTCAAGGGTACACAATGACGACTGTGAGGCTTTCGTTATATGGTTCATAGAACAGGCAAAACTGCATGGTTGTGAGACCTGCATATTCCTGGGAGACTGGCACCACCACAGGTCCGCCACTAACGTCAGTACAATGAATTACACAGTTTCCAACATAGAAAGACTGGGGCGGGCTTTCGAGAAAGTCTATGTCATAATGGGCAACCATGATCTCTACTACAGGGACAAGCGAGAAATCAATTCCATGGAGTACATCAGGAACATTCCCAACATACACATCGTCAACGAGTGGCTGGTGGAGGATGACGTCGCCATACTACCATGGATCGTGGAAGACGAATACAAGAAGATCGAGAAGATGAAACAGAAATACGTGTTCGGACACTTCGAACTGCCGTACTTCAAGATGAACGCTATGGTGGAGATGCCAGACACAGGCACGATACAAGCGGATCACTTCGCAGGTTGCGGTAAAGTGTTTTCCGGACACTTCCACAAGCGACAGTACATGAAGAACGTCACGTACATGGGCAACGCCTTCCCACACAACTACGCGGACGCCGGCGACGACGAGCGTGGCATGATGGTGCTGGAGTATGGTGGTGAACCAAAATTCATAAACTGGCCGGACATGCCCAGATACAGAACAATTAAAATCAGCGAACTGTTAGCGGATCCCGACAAACACTTGAAACCAAAGATGTACGTGAGAGTGACATTAGACATAAAGATCAGTTACGAGGAGGCCAATTTCATAAGGGAGACCTTCATAGACAAGTACCAACTGAGGGAACTACAACTAATACCAGAACAGATCGATGCCGCACAGCAACCACGGGTAGAGATACAGAAGTTTGACAGTGTGGATCAGATCGTAATCAAACAACTGCAAGGAGTAGACAGTGAGGTGTATGACAAGAACATACTCACAGCGATCTACAATGATCTAGATGTCGAGAATCAGTAAAAAGAAATTGTTAGAAGTGTTGAAAGGCGAACACGAGGAACCCTCTATGACAAAACAACAGGTCATGGACATGTTCGAAAACCCACCAACACAGGAGGAGTGGTTAAAGGGCTACAAGCGTTGGAAAAAACAACAGGAAGAAGGCGGATTTTAGATGTCGAGAATCAGTAAGAAAAAGTTTTGGCAGGCGCTGAAACAGGAACCGGAAAAACAACACACTATACTTGACATGCAGATCGAAGATTGGATAACAGGATACAAAAGATTTAGAAAACAGGAAGATCATGAATTGGCGATGGCGGAAAAACTCTGCGAGAAACACAATAAAGAAAAGGAAAAAATTGATCCCGACAAATGGAAAGACTGGGTAGAAGCAGGAAAGAAACAATATGCTGACAATTAAAGAACTAACCGTAAAAAATTTTATGAGCGTGGGCAACCAGGCGCAAGCCATAGATTTCTCAAACAAGAGCCTAGTGCTTGTGATCGGTGAGAACATGGACCTTGGTGGCGACGACGCGGGTGCCAGGAATGGTACTGGCAAGACCACAATCATAAACGCACTGAGTTATGTGTTCTACGGGGAGGCTCTCACAAACATCAGGAGGGACAACCTCGTGAACAAGACCAACGAGAAGGGCATGTTGGTCAGTGTCAAGTTCATCAAGAACGGTGTGACCTACACCATAGAAAGAGGACGTAAACCACAGATATTCAGATTCTACGCCAACGACATAGAACAAAAAACTGATGGCAATGAAGCACAAGGCGAAAACAGAGAGACGCAGGTGGAGATCAACAAACTGCTAGGCATGACACACGCGATGTTCAAGAACATAGTTGCCTTGAACACATACACGCAACCATTCCTGTCAACCAAGCAGGCAGAACAGCGTGAAATAATAGAACAACTGCTGGGTATAACCTTACTGTCACAGAAAGCAGACCTGTTGCGTGAGAAACAAAAAGCCACAAAACAACTGCTCACGGAAGAAAAATTAAGACTAGACGCAATGGTCTCATCAAACGAGAAGATACAGGAATCAATAGAAAGTTTAAAAATCAGATCCAACGCATGGATCAAGCAAAAGGAAGAGGACATAGCGAACTTCCGAGACGCCATAGCGGAACTGGAGAAGGTGGACATAAAAGTGGAATTGGAAGCACACAAGAAACTACAGACTCACAACGAAATGCAGACGGCACTGCGTGGACTGGAGAAGGAAAAATCATATCACGAGCACAGCCTCACAAAGGCCGAAAGCACGGTAGAAAAGACGAAAACAGATCTGCAATTTGCAGAACAACAGAAGTGCCCAACTTGTGAACAGGAACTACACGATGACAAGCACACACACCTACAGGACAAACTGAAAACACAACTTACAGAATCAATAGATTATACAACACAACTGAAGAACGATCTTGCAAAAATACAACAAGGTATAGATGAGATCGGCGACCTTGGACAGATCCCAGACACATACTATGACACCATGGACGAGGCATACAACCACAAAGGATCCCTCCAAGACCTTAAGAGGCAGTTGGAGAGGACAGAGAAACAGGAAAATACATACGCAGAGCAAATAGAGGAATTAGAAAACAAAGCGATACAGAAAGTGGACTACAAGAAAGCAAACGAACTGGAAGACCTACACAGGCACCAGGACTTCCTATACAAGTTGCTGACAGCAAAAGATTCATTTATAAGAACAAGAATTATAGAACAAAACTTAACATACCTGAACCAGAGACTGGCGTACTTCCTGGGCAAGGTAAAACTACCACACACTGTGACTTTCCAAGCAGACCTGAGTGTGCGTATTGAGGAATTGGGCAGGGAGTTGGATTTCGACAACCTCAGCAGAGGTGAACGAAACAGGCTTATCCTCAGCATGAGCTGGGCGTTCAGGGACGTGTGGGAATCGCTGTATCAACAGATAAACTTGTTGTTCATAGACGAGTTAGTGGATGCCGGCATGGACATATCGGGCGTTGAGAGTTCCATGGCAGTGCTCAAAGACATGTCAAGGACACAACAGAAGAACATATTCTTGATATCACACAAGGATGAACTGGTAAGCAGAGTGAACAGTGTACTCAAAGTTGTAAAAGAAAATGGTTTTACCAACTATGCCAACGATGTTGACATTATAGTATAAATTTTCTGTTGACAGAACCAGTTCGTACGTGCTTTAATTATAACGTTGTTAATTAATAACATCGTACGACAATAAAGGAAGGACAAATAATATGTCAAATGAAACACATGAACAGATCATGACAGAGATACAAACTTACTCAGAAGAGAATGGTAAGTTCGTAGACAAGGGTGTAAAGGCTTCTGCCACTAGGGCTAGAAAGGCACTTGCCAACCTTGCTAAATTGATCAAAGCAAGAAGAAAAGAGATTCAAGAAATCAAGAACGCGGCCAAAGAGTCTGCGTAATCGATCATTGGATTTTGCAAAACCCAAAAAACCCCTGGCTGACAGTCGGGGGTTTTTTATGACCAAAACACACTTTACCTTTAAAGATCATTTAACCAAGGGAAAGTGCTTTTCCAATCTGTTGCCCTTCTCTTATCTAGTTCAGTAAGATATTCTTTCAACTGTGATATTTTTGTATAATTTGGTTTAGATCGCTGTATCGAATCTGCAAGGGTGTCCCAATGTTTCTTGATGCTGATATCTCTCACAGACCTTATCTTCATTTTTTGATCACACATATCAAGTGTCTCTTTGAATATCTCTCCACCGCACATATGCGGATCGGTCATACCGTCGTCTATGTTGAAACTATGCACGATGCTTCTATTCAGAGGTCTGTGTTTGTTCCAACTATCTATTTCGTCTAACAGTCCAGGAAACTTATGCAGTGTCAGTAGACTTATGGCAGAGTTTATGCCCACTTCAACGTGGGACAATTTAAGTAAATCTTCGAAATTACGTCTCCACTGTGCCAGATCTATGCCATGCCTGACATACTCGGCCTCCTTGCCTAGACAATCTAGACTGCAAATGATCTTGAACTGGAAAATTTTTCTGTCTTTCACTAACCTATCGATCCTCTCTAGGAATTTTCCAAATCTGTACTCGTTGGCTTTGAGATTTGTCACCACCTGGAAGGTCAGTTTATCATTTGGATTCTCCTCCCAAAAATCAAAACATTCTTCTAGCTCAGGAATGACCAATGGCTCACCTCCCAGCAAAGAAAACCATCTTAGAATTTTATACCTTTCTCCCTCCTTTAGGTAATTGAAAAAATCTTGCTTTTGTTTTGTGTAATTTTGATTCACATAAGACGTTCGAGGTGAGTACCTACTATATTCACGTGATGCATGTATCGGCGTACCATATTTCTTGTTCTCCTCTTCCCACGTACTGCTGAAATGTGGCCCGCAATAGACACAACTCATGTTACAGGTGTTTGTGAAGTAGACTTCGATGTTTGTTGGAGTGACTGTGGTTGCATTTTTATCTTTCCATAGTTCTGGCGGTACATTGTCACGATCGGTCAACTGCGAGATTTGATTTTTCCTGTCGCTGTAACCTCCCTTCTCTTCCACCCTACTACAATATTGGCAGGTGTTGTTAGGCCACTTACCTTGTAACATCCTTTCCCTATCCTCTATCTTTTTAGGAAGATTATGGAAACTTGCGAAATCGTTCTCAGGTATCTTGAGTTTTTCAGTACGGTGGCAAGAACTCGTGGTTCCGCTCTGGAAGAATATCGAACTCCAATTCCACTTCAGAGGACATGCCGTGGCAGTGTCTAGTGGAAATACTTTCTTCTTCATCCGCTTATGATTCCCTTGCCATGCACACGTACACGTATGTGTCCGTTGTAGTAGTCGTTGCTCTCCAACACCTTACGTGCGAATTGCTCACGAGCTTCAACATAGGATAACTCTGCTTTGGAGAAGCAATAGAACAGTATCTCTCTTTTGAAGTTTTCCTTGCCCAGTTTCATTATGTCTGCTGTGAGTTCATCACTTGACCCATAGTAGTCCTGCCAGTCCGATTCCACCTTGTACCTTCGCTTGTTCTTGCGGCCTTTCAGTGGTGGACGTGATCTCTTGAAACGTGCCAGTTTCTTGCCGATGTACTTCCTGCCGTTGGTTGTGTTTGTGATCTCATACACAAAACCTATCACTTCTTCTGGTAATTTGGTAATCTCATTTCCCTGGTACGTCCAATGCATGATGGTATTTAAAGCCAAAAAGATTGACCTCCAAAGAAAACTCATATAAACAAGTGCGATAGGCAAACTATAATTTCTTTTTAAATTCCAATAGGCAAACATAGCATCCATGAAGTGAGCACGGAAATGCGGCTGGAAAGCGACAGGTGAATCCGTTGATGCAAATGCAAAAATGATGGGGCTCTTAGAAAAAGACAAACCCCAGGTCCGCCAAGAACTATCATACAAGGGTTTGGTGGGCTCGCGTTGTAATGAATGAGCTAACGGGTACAGCACAACCGCCCGACCATGGTAGCGATGTATGATGACTGCGAACTCACCACAGGGTTCAAGTCGGTTCGGCTAGAAATAGCCGAATTGTGACTGCTCATCTACCACAGGCGACGCATAAATGCGTCATTTAGTTTTACAACTGCGTAAGTTAAAAAAAGAAACGAGCGCTAGCGAAGTTTCAGATGGCGTAAGCCGTCTCTGACACACCATTAAGTACAACACAATGGAACTACTCTGGGATCACACACTGGGCAAACAGGAACACACCGACGTGGTGCTGTGCCGACCCATGGCCATAATGGACTCCGATGAGGAACACGAGGCCCTGGATCGCGGATGGCTGGCGCTGGACCACCCCGTGATGAATCGGGAGGTGTGGTACCAGTCACGTAGCACCAGGATAAACCTGGACCTGTACAGACCCCGATACAAGCAACACCAGTGGGACGGCCGGGACATCGGCATCAAAATCATCGACGCGAGCGAGATGGTGAGGCTGTTGGGACTGCCCACCATATACGACAACTACATGAAGAGGAAGGGCTTCTCGCAGGACTACA